CCCCACCCGTTCCCTACATACATGTCCTGTTTCTCTACCATTCGCGCGACGCGACGACGCTGGCGACGTGGGGGCTCGGCGTCCACGCGTCGATCAGCTCATGCCATCGGGCCGGGCGCTCCCGTGCCGCCCGCCGGTGCAGCTCCTCCGTGCTGCCACCGAGAGTAACCACGGTGGCGTGGGCCCCTTCGTACAGGCGTACCCGCCGCTCGGTGGGCTGCCCGTCCACGATCCACACCGTGGCCCCGCGTAGGTGTTCTTGCACCGCCGCCCAGATGGCCGCCCGCCTGGCGAGCATGGTGACCTTGCGGACGTGCGCGTTGTGGTCGTGTGGACGCTCGGACCCGAACGCCTGGGCGAGCACGTCGAAGTCGATGACCACGTCGCCGGGTTGGGCGCGCTCGCGCACGTAGGTGCTCTTGCCTGAGCACGGTGGGCCTGCCACGACGGTGAGCACTACCAGTCCCGGGATGCCCTGACGGCGGCCTGCTTACGCACCCAGTGGCCGTGTTTGACGTTGCACACGTTGTGCATCAGCTCGATGGGGCCCAACGGGTCGCCGCCGAGCATGATGGCGTCGATGTGGTTGGCGGTCGGTCCCCACGGGTCGTTGCCGGGCAGGGTCTTGTCGACGGGTTGGCTGCAGGGTGGCCAGGCGCAGATGGTGGCGTCGGAGTCGACGAGCCGTTGCCGGTGGCGGCGCCACGGCCGACCGGCCCTACCGGCGCTGCGGGCCGTCACGTGCCCGCCTGGTACCTCATGTCAGGGTCCCGACGGCGATGATGTCGTAGATGACCTCGGTGCCGGCACCCGAGTTGGCCACGCGCAGCACGTCGATCGAGCCGGCGGTGACGCCGAACCCGGCGTCCGGTGACAGGTAGAGGACGGCGCCGCCGGCGTGCACGCGGGTGGTGTGTGTGGCGTGGCCGAGTGGCGGGCCGGTGGTGGCGACTCCGCCGCCCCACGCGTTGGTGGTGGCGTTGCCGAGGATGACGGCGTTGGTGTTGGCGGCGTCGGCGACGACGAGCAACGCCCGGATCTTCACGAAGGTGATGGTCGCGCCGTAGGCGTCGGTGAGTCCGCCGGCGAGGTCGAGGTCGTCGGTGCCGCTGGCGGCGATGGTGCGCCGGTCGTGCCAGGCCATGTCGGCCTGGTCGGCGGCGACTCCGTTGGGCCATTCGTAGACGAGCGGGTAGGCCAGTGGTGTGGTGGAGGTGGCGAGGTCGAGTGCGGCGGTGAGGGTGGCGACGATTCCGATGGTGATTTTGGTGGTCAGCGCCATCAACTCACCGCCTTCAGGTTGACCGCAGCCGGCGGACCTCGGCGAGCAGGGCCACGATGACGTCGTGCTCGTGGTAGCACCGCGGGAGCCCGTCGTCGTCGTGTCCGGTGCCGACCATGGCGCTGACCAGCTCCAGGAACTCGCCTACGCACGACCGGGTGGCGAGGGTGTCGCCGGCGGATCTGGGGTTGAGTGCGGCGGTGAGGAGGTCGAGGGTGGTCGGGTCGGTGGGGAATGGCGGTAGGTGGTTCATGGACTCACCTCGGCCTGCTTCCCGGCCTGTGGGCATACGTCTGCCCACTGCGTTGTGATCGTGACAGACCGGAAGTGCCGGGTCAAGTTGCGTCGCTCGGTGCGTCGTTCGCGGGTCACGGCGCCCATTGCTCCCGGTAGCCGGGGCGGTCGGCGTACACCTGGCTGAGCCAACGCAGAACGGCTTGATAGGTAATCCACGCCCCCTGATACAGGGCGGCGGCGCGCGGGTCGCCGCCCTCCATCTCGGCGTTCTGTTTCGCCCAGCCAGCCTCGTCCAGGATCCGTCGCTTGGCCTCGACCTCGCGGAGTACCCGGGTCGGGTCGTGTCGGGCGATGTGCCTTGCCTCGGCTACCCACCCACGGGCGAAATCCGGGCAGCCGTCATCCTCGTCGTCGCAGCCCCACATCGCATAGTTGACATTCCGCAGCCACTCCGGGCCATCATCGTCGAGGTCCCCATCACCTACCCGCACCATTGGGCTGGTCGCACCATCGGTGATGGCTTCCCACCTTCGCCCGCTCGCGGCCACGTGCGCTAGCCGCTCGTCTTCGTCGAGCCGTTCCCGCAGCCAGGTGATCAGGTCGGTCGTGTCGGTCATGGCGTGTAACCTCCTTCGGTCAGCCGTACTGGACCAGGATGGCGCCACCCACGAGCAGTGCCAGCGTCGCGAACGCGACCCCGAAGACCGTGACGGCGGAACGGACGCCGAGTTCCCGGGCGATCGCCGCGAACGCCCAACCGAACAGCGCCAGCGGCGACGCGACGAGCACCCAGCCGAGAACCTGCCAGCCGTTCACGCCACTCTCCTGTCCCGTCGCGACTCGGACTCGCGGACCAGGTCCAGCACGTCCCCGACCCGGTACAGGGGCCGGCCCCGCTGGTCGGGTGGGTGCGCGGCCAGCCGGCCCCGGTGCGCCCACTGCCGGACCGTCGCGTCCTTGCACGGATGCCCCAGCGCGGTGATCGCCCCGGCGGCCAGGGCCGCGTGGGCCAACGTGTCCTCGGCCTGCCGCAGAAGCCAACCGCGCCGGTAGTCGGCGTCGTGGCGGGCGCCGCACTCCCAGCACGTCACCGTGCTCGACCCCGACGCCGCGTACAGGTCGGCGGTGCACCCGTCGGTGCCGCACGGCCCGGCGTACCAGCGGACCGGGGGCAGGTCCACGGTCCGCACGGTCAGGGCGGCCGCGTCGGCGAGCTCGTCGAAGGCTTCGGCGGCCTCCTGCCGGTAACGCAGCCACCCGAGTTGGTCGGCGAGCCAGTTGACGAGGTGTTCCAGCGGGTGTTCGCGGATGCCCAGCCACGCGCACGAGTCATGCGCGCAGGAGTGGCCGGCCCGGCAGTGGGGGCCCTGGACCGGGCTGCCGGGCGGGCCGGGGTCACGGCCGGACGCTTCGGTGATGTGCCGCTGCCAGGTGATCAGCGTGTTGACGGCGGCCCAGGTGGCGTCGGCGGCTTCCCAGCTGAACGGCAGTGGCCGCTCCGACGTCCGGCCGGCGGGCCCGGTGCGGGACAGCCGGGCGATGGTGGTCCACGCCTCCCCGGCCGGCACCCGGCGGAGCCGTTCGGCGAGGACGTCGGCGCAGCGGACACAGACGTAGGCGGTGTCGGGTACCGGCCAGCCGCAGCGGTCGCACAGCACGTCGTCGCTCATGCCGGCTCCCGGTGGCGTCACTTGGCCGCCCTGCCCGTGCGGACGTCCGGTTCGATGCCGGTGACCCACAAGGTGGCGCCTTCGCGTTGGCTGTCGGCGTACTCCAGGCTGACCCGGCAGCCGGCCACCCGCACCTCCGGCACGTTCGCGCCGACCTTCTCCAACTCGGTGACCTTCGCGGCGATCATCGCCAGAACGCTTGCGGTCAGTCGCATCCTCTTCCCTCCTGTTCGTGACGAGATGCCGCGTCCCTTTATCCGCAGTCAAGGTGCTGCGCGCAGGAGCGGAAGTGGGCTCGGTACAGGGTGTAGCGGTCCACTACGTCCTCTCGTATGACGCTGGTTGGGCGGCCGTCGAGGATGACGCAGTCCAGGTGCACCAGGCGTCCCGGCGCACGATCCACGCAGGCTCGCCCGCCGCCACTGCGCCCGTACCGGGGTCATCATGGGGTCCGCTCATGTGGTGCCTGCCGTTCCCCGCGGCCTTGACGGCGGCGACGATCGCGGCCGTGAGTATCGGCAACAGAACCAGGGTGACGAGCACCCATCCGGTGATCTTCCGGCCGGTCACGGCGACAACCACTTGATCAGGGGCAACGATGGCCCCGGCTGCCGCGCAGATCAGCACGTACCAGACGACCAGGGCCGTCATGGTCAGCCCGTACCGGCACCGGGACCTATCCATCATGCCGCTCCTTGGCTGGGATCGGTGGGGTCGGCTCATGTGGTGCCTGCCGTGTTCTGCGTTCGCCAGGCGGCGACGTGCTGGGGGCTGGAATGCAGCCGGCGGGCGATCTTGTCCGTGTCGGAGTCGAACGCGCCGTCGAACCAGGCGACGAACTCGGCACCCTGCGCCTCCGCCCAGGCGAGCCCGGTCAGTGTCCAGGCGACCTTGCGGGCCGGGTCGTACAGCGGGTCACCGTCGGCGTCGGTGCCGGTGCGGTACTCGTGACAGCCGGTCTCGGTGATCGCGAAGCGACGACCGCTGGCCTTCGCCCATTCGACCTGCAACCGCATCCGGTAGGACAGGTCCCGCCACGGGTAGGTGTCGGCGCCGCCGTCATGCAGGTTGTAGGCGTCGAACCCGGCCATCATGCCGGCGGGGGCGAGGTCGTCGGCGGCGAAACCGAACTCCCGCTCGGTCAGCCCGTCGAAACACTGGGTACCGCCGAAGATGACCATCGCGGTCAGGTCGTCGCGGCCGGTGTCCCGCACGAGTTGACCGAAACGGGCGCTGGCGTCGTGGAACGCGGCCACGGTGAACAGCCTTTTCTTGATCTCACCTTCCGGTTCGTGCCACAGGCACAGGTAGTGGCGGTGGCCGTCGGTGGGGATGCTGTCGAGCAGGCCCCGCAGCTGTGCGACGGCTGCGGGTACACCGGTGGCGATGGCGGCGATGGCCGGTACGTCGCCGATGTACGGCTTGAAGCTCCAGGCGACGGACCGGTGCCCGACGTCGACTGCGGCCTTGGTGGTGTTCCACGCGGTCGGGAACTTGCCGGGGCTCTCGAACCGGCGGGCGATCCGCAACGGCCCGTAGCGGGTCTGGTAGGCGGCGAGCGCGGTGCCGCTGTCGACGTGGCTGCTGCCGAGCAGCATCGGCCGTCTGGTGACGGTGATGGTGTAGGTGAGTGTGCCGTCGAGGGTCAGGCCGTTGTCGGCGGCCCGCACGGTGATCGTAGGCATGGTCAGTCTTCCCTGTTCGTGGATGGGTCGAGGATGAGGTGTCCGTACTTGCGGTTGATGAGCAGGTCTTCGACGCTGGTTCGGGTGGCGCGACGCAGCAGGAACCGCCGCCACCAGGAGTGCTCCGTGTAGATGTGCGCCCGTTGACCGTTCAGGCTCCACGTCCCGTAGTCGTAGCCGCAGATCGGGCAGCCTCTCATCAGTCAGTCTCCCTTGTGGATGGTCGGGTGCAGCGGCGCGGCACCGGTCGATAGACCGGTGGTGCGGCCACGACGGGCGGCCTTGGCCTTCTTTGCCGCGAGTCGGCGGGAGGCGCGGTTGCCGTTGGGGTCGTCGATGACATAGCCGACCGGGATTTCAGTGCGTCGTACGCTCGGCATCTTCTTCACGTCGCGTCTCCCTTGTGGACTTAGACGGGTCGGGTCATCGGGGGTTCCGGTCCTTGACTTCCGCACCGACGATCCGGCCCGTGTAGGCGTGGATCTCGAAGTCCTCGCTGAGGTTCTTCTCGCCGGGGATGGTGACGATGGTCAACCCGACCTCCGGACGCATCCATTCCTCGGTGACGACGTACAGGAAGTCCTCCGGGCTGGGCCCGTCGGCGTCGGCCCACTCGGCGGCGGACTGTGGGAGGTCGTCGGCGTAGACGCCGGGCACCTCGACGTGCAGTACGAGCGTCTTCGTGGGTTTGGGCTTGGTCATCGGGAGGTCTCCTCCGTTGGTCAGGTGAGGTGGGCGGCGACGGTGGTGAGCAGGGCGACGGCGAGCAGGGCACCGGTGGCACACGCGGCCCCGGCGGCCAGCTCGACCAGCAGGCGACGGATCATGGCGTCGCCGTGGGGTCGGCCGGGGCTCCCGGCCGGGCCAGCATGACGTGATCCCAGCACGCCCTGAGATGCCGGGCGTCGTCCAGCGCGTTGTGGGTTTTGCCAACCTGCTCCGGCAGCGACGCGGCGGCACCGGGGTGGTGGAGGGTGATCTCCTGCTGGAGGTCGTTGGTCCACATTGGGATGCCCGGCGGCAGGTCGACCATGGGTCCCCACAGTTGGGCAAGGCACACGTGGTCGTAGGCGCCGTACCACGCCCACAACTCGGGCCAACCGGCCGCGTCGTCGAGGTCAACTCCGTGGCGCAGGAAGTCGCGCACCTCGGCCGCGATCGTCGCCTTGGCCTTGACCGCCGGGTTGTTGAAGTCGAACAGCCACCGCTTCGGCATGTGGTTGTTCCAGTCACCGGACGGCTTGGGCAGGTGCGGTACCACGTTGGCCATCAGCCACGGATGCCGGCGGACCCGCCTCCACGGGGCGTCCCGGTTGACGGCGTAGTACTCGCGGCCGTCATCGGCGACGATCCCGATCGAGATCAGGTCGACGGTGCGGCCGTCCTCGATGAACTCGCAGTCGTACCAGCGGCGGCGTTTCATGATTGTCGCCTTCATCTACGTCGCGTCTCCCTTGTCGGCTGGTACCGGTGTCGTCGGTGGATCGGCCGGGGTGTCGTCCGCCGGGTCGGGCCATCCGCACCAGCAGCACCGGCCGGTAGCCACCGCGAGCGCCCAGTTCTCCCGGCCGTACTCCGGGGTGCAGGCGAAGCAGCGGACGAGGAACAGCCGGCCGTCGTGGTCGCGGAAGTTCGGCCGCCGATCGTTGACCGTCATGTGTCCTCCCGGCGCGCCTTGCGAACGGCGCGGCGCTCGGCCCTGGCCATGGCCGGGTACAGGTCCTGCGTAGACAAGCAGCAGAGCACCACATGGGCGAGCACTTCGGCGTCTGGTGGGATCGTTTCCCGATGTCCGCCGGGGACCGCGAGGACCCCCCGGACGTAGCCCATCACGGCGGCCTCGCGGACCAGCGCGCGTTCCCGGCCGGTCATGCCGTTGACGAGTACCGCCGCGACCCGTTTGGCGCGCCCCTGTTCCCGGACCGCGAAGTACCGCAGGGCCCAGTTGAAGGGGAGCGGCTGTTCGTCGTTGAGCGCGGTCATCGTGCTCCCTTGCGGACGGTGCCGGCCCAGTCGCGGGGGTCGGGGTGCTCCGGCGGCAGCGGACAGCCGTCGCGGACCAGCCGGTGCACGGCGGTCACCGCCACCAGCTCGGCGTCCGCGCCGGGCCGCCGGGGCCGGAACGTCGCGTAGGTGATGGGTCGGCCGCCGGGCAGGAGCTGGTCGCCGACGAGGCGCCGGCAGCGGCAGACGTCGGTCGTGGCGTTCACGCCGGGTCCTGCGCGGGTGGGGTCGGGGTCAGCGTCAGGCGCGGCATCGTCGACCCGGGCCGCTCCGGCGGACGAGCCTTGCGGTACAGCGGCTCCCACCCGTAGCTGCCGCCGCAGGTGGGACAGCGTTCGGGGTCTGACATCCACCAGTGGGTCTTGCCGCACGGGTGGAGGTGCAGGGCCAACTCCCCGAACGGGGCCGCGCAGGTGACCGGTTCGACCTCCGGGACGTCACCCTCGGCCGGGACCAGCCGGAAGACCTCGTACCGGCCGGTATAGGCGGCGATCCCGGTCCCCTCCCGCCGCTCCCGGGCTTGGGCCCGGGCAACGCGGGCGTCGGCGAGAGCTGTGTAGACGACACCACCGGCGAGGTTCCAGACGGTGCGGTCGAGGATGTACAGCACGACGTAGCGGGGCGTCCTGTCGCCGTCCATTGTGGTCACCAATCCTCTTCGGGGTCGACGTCGAGCCCGGCGATCCAGCAGCCGAGCCGGTACCGCGCGCGCAGCACGACGGCCCGCACGCGCCAGCGCAGCCGCCGGTGCCACGGCTGCCGACGCGGTGGTGGTGGTGGTGGGTGTTCGCAGTGGTTGACGCCGGTCGCGTCGGTCAGCTGGCAGCACGACACCGGGATGTACGCGCCGAGTTTCCGCACGGTGATCGCGGGCGTGGTCTCGTCGGTAGCCTCGCCGGTGGTCGCCTCGTACAGCACGGTCCCGTCGCGACCGATGAGCCGCCACATGTCGGGCGCCAGGTCGGTATCCACGCGGACCGGCAGGCCGAACAACTGGACGTGCGGCCAACCTCCGGCCGCGTCGGGCCGACCGTAGGCCCGCTGGATATCGTCCCACGCCTTCGAACCGGCAAGAATGCGATCGGCGCAGCGGGTGGTGTCCCCGAGTGGCGTCAGGTACTCGGCCATGTCGAGGACGATGTTGTTGGCACGCAGCCACGTTCGGAAGTCGGTGTCATCACCGGTCATCGCTGCGCACCCCCAGTTGTGGCCGTCACGGCCTTCGGTCGGCGGGCCCGCCAGACCCGCAGGCACCAGCCGCACACGTCGCCGTCCTCCGGATCCACAGACCCCAACCCGGGCCTGTGCCAGCCGGACTCCCGCAGTGCCGGCAGCGTCCGCAGCCGGGCCGGACACGTCTCGTACAGGTGGTCGGTGGCCAGTCCCGGCCACCACGGCGACCAGCCATCGTCACCGTCCACTGTGGTCCTCCTCGTCGGGCGGGGGGAACGCGTCCCGGGCCCGCAGCTCGGCCAGCAGTGCCGGCACAGCGTCCCGGTCGTCGGCGCCGTACGCCACCTCCACGTCCACCGCGGACGGGCCACACATCGCGCCCATCTCCACCGCGCCGTCGTCGCACACGATCACGGTGAACAGGCCCGTCGACCGCGTCCACGTAGCCACCCACACCACCTCCACCATCGCCGAGGTCGGCCGCCACGCGCCCGTCGAAAGCAGCGGATCAAGCGCCGCCGCCACCTCCCGCGCCCGCGCCCAACCCGGACCCGACCGGTCATCCGCCTGCGTCATGAGCCATCACCGGCCAGCTGCTCGGCGCTCGTGGCCACGGGAACGATGACCACGTTGAACTCGGCGGCGACCGCGTCCAGGAACGCCTGCCGGTCGCAGGACCCGATCTCACCGTCGCGGCCGGTCGAGAACACGGCCCTGCCGTCGCGGTCATCGATGTAGATGCTGGTGGTGAGTCGGATGGTTTCGGATCCTGCGGCGGTCACGATGCCTCCTGGTCGGTCGTCGGCGTCGGGCCGTATCGCGGCGAGCTCTTCGCGGACGGTGGTGGGGTCGGGGTCGGTCATGGCGTCTCCAGGGTGGGTGGGGTGGGTGGGATCGAGCGGTTGGCGGGTCAAGGGTCGGCGCCGAGGTGCTCGGAGCGGCACGGCGCGCAGTTGTGGGCGAGTTGTCCGCGGTGCCGGCGGCACTTGGGGGCGTTGTCGATGCGGGTGTTGCGGTCGGCGTCCCACGTGGCGTGGTTGCGCCGGGCGTCGGCGCAGGGTCCGCACGGTGGCGGGTTGGGGTTGTCGAGGTGTTCTGCGCATCTTGGGGGGGGTTCTGGGGTCGGCGGGTCGGTGTCGGGTGTCGCCGGCGGCGGGGTCTCGCGCGCGCGCACGCGTCCCCTCCCTTCCCCTCCCTTCCTTTCCCCTCCCTTCCCCGCGGGAGGGCTACCCGACGTGTCCGGGAGTGTTCCGGGACCGTTCGTGGAATTGATGGTTGTTGTTTCCGGTGCCGGTGGTAGCCGACTCGGCGAGGGCTTGTCGATCCGCTGGTGGTCACGCCAATTCGTGATCTCCAGGTAGCGCTGGCCGCCCACCTCGTAGCGCACAATGCGCCCATGGGCGGCCAGCGTGGAAAGATCATCCTCAACGTCCCGTAGCGAGACGTCGTCGAGCGGCCATACATCCGCTTTGATCAGCTTCACGTTGTCCTTGGTGCGGCCTGCGTCGTCACAATGCGTCCACAGACCGATCCATGTCAGGCGGGCACGTAATGGCAGCGCCGACACGTCCTCGGACTTGAAGAAGCCTGGCTTGATCGAGCGGATACGGGACATTCAGGCGCCCCCCACGTCGGTGGGCGGGCAGCAGGTGGACGGACACGGCGTGCCGGGGTCGTACGGGGCTTGCCGGGCGGCTGGACTCAGGTCGCAGTAGGGGCACAGCCCGACGGCGGGTGTCCAGGCGAACATCTCTCCGCACGTGGGGCAGACCTGTACCCGCCGGTGCGTGATGCCGCCCATCACGGCGCAACCCCGGCGGGACCATGTTGGTCATCGAAACGCACCAACGGCATCAGGCGGCTCCGTCCTGGTCGTCCCAGATCCCGACGAAGATACGCGCGCAGAAACGGGGTCATGCGGCAACCTTTGGCGTACGCATGCGTGAGACCACGAACTCATCGGGCAGGTCGTCGATGCGGTACGCGACGAAGTTGCTCGACCCGTCACCGTTGCGCCGTACCTCGCCGGGGTCGCGGCGTTTGTAGAGTTGGCGGTGGTGCCAGAGCCGGAACGTGCTCAGGTCGCCGAGCATCCATGCGGCGAACTCGGCGGCGTCTGCGGACGCAAACCCGTAGAACAGGTAGTCGCCCCAGCCGGACAGCACCTTGGCCAGTTCGGTGTCTGCACCGCTCGGTCGGCTCGCGCGGATGGTGAACTGGTCGCCGTACGTGGCGAGGTATTCGTATCGACGGATCCGGCACGCGACGCGTACCGTGTCCAGCCGCAACACGATCAGGTCGGTGTTGTGCTGCATGTCCTCGGCCGCCGGTGCCTCCGCGATCAGGTAGTTCGCGAGGATCCGTTTGATCTCGGGGATGAGGCCGCGTTGCCAGTCGAAGTCGCGCTCATACGCCGACATCGATCACCTCGTTTCCCCAGGGCGTGAAGCCGTCGCGTGACGTGCGTGCGAACATCTCGATCCGTGGTTCTGGGCTGGCGGCGACCACCCGCTCGTAGAACACGTCGGGCTTACGGCTGTGGCCCTGTACCGGCGCGTCGAACGACAGCCGTAGTCCCAGTTGGCGTAGCGCCTGATTGCCGCGACGGCCGAACAGGACGTGCTCGGTGTCGTACATCCACGAGTAGGGGGTGATGCCGACGTTCTTCCGCCACGTCATGACGCACTGGTAACTGAATCCCCACCCGGCCAACAGGTCCAGGCCGGCCGGTAGGAACTTGTGGGTGACCCAGAGGTAGATGTGGGCGTCGTCGAGGGTGCTCGTCTTGACGACATGACCGACGACGCATTGGATCGACCGGCAAGGCTTGTATCCGTCGGTGTAGCCGTCTTCCTCGCTCCACCACGCCCGGAAGCACGGTTCGTGGACTGGCTCGTACTCCTCGTGGAACTCGGTTCCAATGTCGCGGTTACCGACGATCGCGGGGTCCTGGCACTCGATCGGCATTGTCGGATAGTCGAGCGCGACACCCTGGTTCGGACGCTCATCGCGTTCGATCTTTGCCATGGGCCACGGCGGGTCGATGACGAAGCAGTGGTACCAGCCGGTCGGCGGTGCGACTGGTTCGGCGACCGGTTCCGGTGTCCGGATGCGCGCCGCGAGCTTGACGGCTTCGCGGGTGGTCAGCGTCCCTTCGGCGGTGCCGTCCAGTGTGGCGAGTGCCTGCTGCGCCTGCTCGGCCTCGCGCTCATCCTTCGCCGCGACGAGCGTCGGGCGTCGGGCTGGACGCACTTTCCCGTCCGTACCCCACCGTGAGTCCGGCAACTTGCAAGTACTAGCAAGTTGTGGGTCGTTCAGAACCTGACCGACATACTGCCGACTGACTCCAGCCACCTGCGCGATCTCGTTCTGCGACAGCTCACCGACGCCGCTGGGCGTCACCCGCCGGGCAAGCATCACGATGTGCTCGCGCAGTTGCTCGCCCGAGAGGTGGCGGCGCGCGGTGTTGAGCGTCCGCGCGATCTCCCGCGCCTCGTCGTCGTCGGCCACGCTCACGACATCGACCCGGTACGTCACGCCCATCTTGTCGGCGATCCGGGCCCGGTGGTGGCCGTCGATGATCCGACCGCGCTGGTCGCGTACCACCGGGACGAGCACGCCGAACCGTTCGATGCTCGCGCGCAGCGCGTCTTCGATATGTGCCGGTAGCGCGTCGAACAGTTGCAGCGGTGTCGTCATCAGGCTCCGTCCTTTCGTCGCTGGGTGTCGGCTGCGCGCCAGGACGGCAGCGCCTTGGTCTTGCGGCGGACGTTGTACATCTCGACGACGATCTCCGCCACGGCGCGGGTGACGGTGCCGCCGATGGTGTCGCGGAACGTGCGGGCCTTGCCGAGCAGCGCGGCCGGTGTGCCCGAGCGGGCGAGACGGTCGGTCAGTTCGCTGGCCTCAACGGCGATCCCGTACCGGGCGTAGACCAGGCCGACGCCCTCGACAAGCCGCCCGTCAACGGTCGCCGTGTCGTCGTGGCCCCACGCGCGGGTGAGTGTGGCGACGGCCTTGTCGAGGGCGGCGGGGTCGAGGCGATGGATCCGTTCAGCGGCGGCGACCGCGCCGAACGCCCCGCCGTGCGCGCTGAACATCACCTTCCAACCATGGGCGCTGATGATCCGGTCGATGTCGACGGCCACCGGGTCACCCTCGATGACACGTACCCGGAACAGGTCCAGTGCTTGCGGCTTCGCGGTGTTGTTCAGCAGCCTGAACAGGCGGGCCTCGTCCTCGATGGACAGGCCGGAAAAGATCCGGCACAGGATCTTCTCCGTCTCGCCCCCGGCGAGCTTGACGGCGGAGACGCGGTGTTGGCCGTCGACGATGTGGTAGTTGCCGTTGGCCCGGTGGGACACGGTGACGACGCCGAGCGCGTCGAGGTCCAGCGCCTCGGCGATCTTGTTGACGCGCCGGATGTCGAGGCCGCGCTGTACGTCCGGGTCGACGACGAGGGTGGACACGGCCAGTGGTCGCAGGTCAGGTTTGGCCATTGCTACGCTCCTTGAGTCGCTGGATGAGACCGGTGATGGTTCGCCGTGCGTCGCTGAGGCCGTCCACCCACTGGGCGGCCTCGTCGCTTGTGATGTCGGGGTGGATGTCCTGGATGCGGGCGAGGCCGTGGGCGATGCCGGACAGGCCGACGATGGCGCTGGGGATGGCTTTGCGCTGACCGCCAGCGTCGGTGATGGTCGTCTTGCGGTTGGGTCCTAGGCGCACGTCTCGCGTCCTGCGGACCTTGTCGTAGCTGGGCACGATCCTGCCGGTGGCGTTCATCTCGGCTAGCGCGGCCTGGGCGACGGCGCGGTCTTCGGGCGTGGCGGCTGGGTTGTCGGCGGCCCCGACGACGGCCCTGGCGCGGTGGTAGCTCATCGGCGACATGCCCAGCGCCCCGGCGACCACCTCACGGGTCTTCTCCAACTTTGTGTTCTGCGGATCACAAAGTTGGATTCCTAGGTCGCGCCGGGTTCCTTGACGTGCACGCGCCGTCGGTCGCTCCAACTTCTCCAGTTCACGGCCGAGGCGTACCAGCTCCTCCGGGGTCATCGCCTTGCGTTCGGTGTTCTCGTCCCGCTCCGTACGCAGCCGCTCGGCCGCGTCCCGCAGGTCGAGCGCGACCCGGACCTCGATCTCTGTCCAGCCGAGCAGCCGGGCGGCCTCCAGCCGACGTTGACCGGCGATGAGTCGACCCGCCTCGGTGACGGTGATCGGGTTGATCAGGCCGACGTCGGCGAGGGACTTGGCGAGCGCGTCGAGGTTCCCGAGGTCCCGCCGGTGGCGGTCTGCTACCTGGATCGCCTCAATGTGCATCTTCGTCATGCGGTACCTCATCCAACCTTCCCCGGTGCCATCAGGCGGCGTCCTTTCGTCGTTGGGTGTCTTCCGCGCGGACGGCGCAGCAGATGCTCGGCATGCCGGCGGTGTCGCGGCCACGGCACCGGCAGCGCTGGCCACACGGCGGGTGGCAGTGGCACGGGTAGTGCCGGGTGGTGGGTGTGCCGGCGACCAGCCACACGCCGCGGGCCGCCCGGTGGTACGGGTGGCGGGGGTCGGCGGGCCCGGTCACGGCACCCACCAGCAGCAGTCGAGCCGGTAGCCGCCCTCACCGTCGGCGCGGATCCGGTCGCCGGGCTCGATAGGGTCGTCGCAGCCGGCGCACCACCCGCCGTAGGCGGCCTCGAACGCGGGGCCGAGTTGGCCGGGCCGGTCGGGTTGCTGGTCGTCGAGGCAGTGGGCGCACATCACCGCAGGCAGGTTGGTGACGTCGCAACGCTCAACGGTGCTCATGGAGTCCTCGTTTCGGTGTGCGGGTACTCCCTCGGGAAGGGCTCGGGCCACTCGGCCGGGTTGTGGCCCTTGCGGTCGGAACAGCCCCACTCGGCAGCCAGCGCGGCACCACCAGCAGCGCAGCGCCGCCACCTGCTCCGCCGCGGTGACGGTCCGCGGCCTGACGTCCGCTGTCCGGGGTCGGGTCATGACGGCTCCGGGTCGTGGTCGTAGGGCCCGTCGAGCGGGTGGTGGAAGTGCAGGCGGCAGCGGGCGCCGGTGTCGGGGTTGACCCAGGTGCACAGGTCGTCGGCGGGTTGGACGGGGTGCGGCGGCCGTGGTGGTGGGAGCCGGCCGGCGCCGAACCGTTCGGCGAGCATCGCTTCGACGGCTGTTCTGAGGTCAGGCAACGGGCACCTCCTGTCCGCATGCTGGGCACCGGTCGGGCCGGGTGCCGGCGGGGGTGTAGCAGGTGCAGCTGCAGCGGTTGGGGGTGGCGGCGTTGCAGTAGGTGCGTACGGTCTGCCCGAAGCGTTGGCCGTAGGCGTGTAGTGGTGCGGGGTGGCCGCATGCGCAGTCGGCGGGCCGGGCGTAGGTCACGGCACCTCCCGCCGGGACTTGACACTGTACATACAGTCGGCTATGCTTCTGTACATACAGTCGAGCAGAGGGGCGAGGAAATGACCTTCACCGAGACGACCACCCCGACCGGCCAGCCGGGCCTGCAAGTCACGTGCGGCTGCAAGGTCCACGGCGACTCCAAGCCGATCATCATGCGGCGCGGCGACAGGCGCCCGACGCAGACCGTCGTGCACAACATGACCGGCATCGCCTACAGCCCGCTGGCCATGGCCCAGTCCGTGCGCGAGTTCGGCCCGTGGCGCGCCTGACATGGCCAACACCCCACACCGCACGGTGCGGCTCGACGACCCGCTGTGGGAGGCCGCCAAGACGTGCGCGGCGGCCGAGGGCCGCACCGTCACCGACGTGATAGAGGCGGCGCTGCGGCGGTACGTGCGGGCGAGGGGAATCAAGCTGCCACCCCCGGGGTGAGGTACGCCATCAACTGCCCACCGATGTGTCTCGTGTACGCCGGTGGGATCGCCTGCCGCGCCTCGATCTTCGTCATCCACGTGCAGTCCATCGCGTCGGCGAACGCCCGCTCACCCTTGTGTACGAACGGCAGCAGCCGGCGGTTGCGGTAGCACCGGCACGGCGGCATCAGTTCGTACACGGACCAGTTGCCCGCCTGGAAGATCCGGTGCCGGCGGACCTGTAGACCGAACTGGGTGCCGCACAGCAGGTAGTCGGGGCGCAGCCGGTCGGCGGCCTCGGGAACGTTCTCGACCACCCACGGGACGTCGACCGTGGCGAGGCGGGCCAGTGTCGGGGTCAGCGTGTCCGGGTGGTCGTCCCTGTTGCCGCGCCACGCGGTCACCCGGGCCCACCGGAAACAGGTCGGGCTGGCGTGGATGGCGTCGTAGCCGTCGAGCGGGAACGTCAACGCGTCGGCCCGGTGGAACTCGTCGCCCGCGTACCGGGGTTGCGGTGCGGTGTCGACGCCGGTGACGTGCCAGCCGGCGAGCTGGTAGCCGCGGGCCGCGCCGCCCGCCCCCGAGAAGAGATCCAGCAGTTTCACGACACCTCCCGACGGCGGGCCTCGTACTGGTCGTTGGTCTGCGACGTGAGGTGCCAGCCGCCGCGCGGGCACCGGTAGACGCGCAGCGGGATGTTCTGCCGGGACAGGCGGATCGCGGCGGCGACGGCCGAAATCCAGGTCCGGTGCCGCCGCTTACCCGCGCAGCACCTCGTCGCGGTCACGGCACCTCCCAGCGGCGGTGACTCATGGCGTACCTTTCGTGGTCGCCGCGCGCCACCCGGCGGAGTCTGGGGTCTCGCCGGGTGGCGGCGGGTCTAGGTGCGGCGCCACGTGTGCACCGCCGGGGTGCAGGTTCAGGACGTCCTGCGCGAGCCGCCGGGCGGCCAGCTCGCAGTACCGTTCGTCGAGTTCGACGCCGATGGCGCGGCGGCCAAGGTTGCGGGCGGCGACCAACGTGGAGCCGGAGCCGGCGAACGGGTCGGCGATGACACCGGGCGGGCAGGCCGAGATCAGCGTTTCCATGACGTCGACCGGCTTGGCGTGCGGGTGCGCGTAGCGGCCTTGTGGTTGCAGGCCCTGCGACCGGGCTCCAGTGGCCACGATCGAACTTCGTCCGCCGAGCCCAGTGGCCCACGGGCCGATCAGGTACCACGCCTCGGCGTCTCGTCGGTAGCCGCCCATCGCGCCACGTGTACCGGCGTTGGGTGGCTTGCGGTAGATGCCGACGAGTACGGTCCCGCCCGGTGGGGCGAGCATCAGGTCGCCGAATATCACGGCGGGTCGACCACCCCATGCGGCCAATACGCCGTCGCGGGTCTCGGTACCCGCGTCACCGACGATGCCGACGTGTGCGTCATTCGCTTGGTGCGGCGGCTTTAGGCGCCCCTGTCGCCAGCCGCGACCGTACGGCGGGTCGGTCACGAGCACGTCGGCGGCCAGCCACTCGGTGATCTCCCGGCAGTCGCCGTGGTGCAACGTCACCGAGTCGTCGGCGTAGTACGGCGTCACGCCGGGCCGCCGTCGGGGATCGGCGTGGTGTCGGGCCACGTGTCCGGCTCGTCGACGACCTGGCCGTCGACGTAGTCCGCAAGCGGCGCGTCGGTGCCCGCCGGGGTACCCGGCGCGGTGGCCACCCGATGCGCCTCGGCGACCGCGCGCAGCTGCTCCCGACGGAACTCGCTCGAGGTCGGCACCCACTTCTGCAGCTGCCGTACGGCGCTCTTGAGCCACATCGCGGCCTCGTGCGTCGTCCACGGCGAGAATTCGCTGCCGGCCGCCGCTGAGGACTTTTTGATGCGTTCGATGTCGGCGCGGTTCAGGACGACGACCTTCGACGTGGCGCCGTCCTTCATCCGCGCGTAGGCGTAGGCCAGACGCATCTGGCCCCGGTCGGCGGCGTCCCAGTCGATCTCGTGGAGGGGCACGTCGTCGCGGCCGGGCTGGTAGACGAACGTGTCGCCGGTGTGCACGACCTCGGCGATGACGGAGGACACGGCACCGGCCCGGTACATGAGCTCGATGTGGCCCTGGTAGCCGGTGATGCCCAGGATTTCCAGCCGGCCGCCGACCTTACGCGGTGTCAGGTAGTACTGTTCGGTGCCCGGTTCGAGGCCCTGCCGGGCGGCGTCGAGCAGGGCTGCGAGGAACGCGCCGGGGTTGTTCGCGGCGGCGACTTCCAGTTCGAACATGCCCCGGTGCGGTGACTTCGCGTCGGTGATCCGCTTGCCTTTCTTCAGCGCGCCCTCGGCGAGCCGGACCCACGTGGCGGGCTTGACGTGTGAGGGCAGGACGGACGCGAAGTCGGCGGAGTACTGCTTGATGAGCGCTCTCGGGCTGTTGCTGCTTTCGCGCTGGGCGACGGCGTTGGTGACGGTCTGGCTCATTTGCTGATCTCCTGCTCAGTGGAATTTGATGAGGCCGCTGTCGGCGGCGAGGTCGCAGGCGCGGAGCCAGTCGGCGTACTTCTGCTGAGCCCAGTCCTCGCCCCGGTACGAGGCGGCGTGCTGCTCGAAATCGGCCTGGAGATCCTTGGCGGCGTCGGGCCCGATCGTCCCTTCGTTGTCCGCGAAGAAGATCAGTTCGTAGAACGGCCCGTCGGGATGGGTGCCCGGGTTGAACTGGGCTTGCAGGTCGGCGCGCCAGCGGTTGTAGCCGCCGTACGAGCCCGCATCGAACTGGTGGGTCTGCGTCTCCGCGGTGGGCGCGTAGCAGCCGCCCTCGATGAACGACGAGCCGTAGATGGGCCGCGTGGCGAGCACGGGTATCCCCCGGAACGAGGCCGGGAAGCTGTCGTAGGCGAACGCCTGGATGTGGTTCTCGTAGTCCTCGCACCAGTCGGTGTGCTTGCCGACGTGCGTCAGTCGGCTGTAGGCGGTGATGGCGAGTCCCATGGCGGATGGCTCCTTAGACGTAGCTGGTCGAGCGGCCGGGGTTGAGTCGGTCGATGGTGGTCGGGCCCACCTGATACGGCTTGCGGTCGTAGACGCTGCGGGACGCGACGAGCCGGCCGCCGCACACGGCGCGGCGGCCGTCGCCGATCAGTGCCCGTAGCCGCGCCTCGAACCGGTCGACGAGGGCGTCGGTGCGGGAGCGCAGAGCGCGGGCCCGCCGGTAGCCTTCGGCGAACTCGGCGGCGACCTCGACAGGCTCGGCGTCGCCGTCGATGTCCGGGTGCAGGCGTTTGAGTGCGGTGATGGTGGTGTGGTGGCCGTCGTCGACCGGAGGTGGTTCCCCGGCGGTGAGACGGTGCACGAACCGGCGTCCGTGTTCGCGCATGAGCAGCAGGTCGGCGCGGGCGGACGAGTCGACGGTGCCGGCGTAGCAGCGGAACCCGCCGGGTCCAACGGCGGGCATGTACCACTGGTCGACGCCGAGCACGTCGCACTGCCAGAGCACCTGGGCCCGGTAGTGCACGGGGATGTCGTCGGTGTCGGGCTCGCCCCAGCCGTCCCAGCCGTGCAGCGACGACTTGCACTCCAGCACGGCCAGCGATGGCCCGTCGGTGCGCCAGCCTTTGCAGTCGGGGCATGGCCTGACGAGCGGGTCGATGTGGTGTTCCTCGGTGCCGGATCCACCGCAGTACGGGCACGCCATGTACACCAGCCGGTCGGGGGTGGCCAGCTGCCACGGCCGGTCGGGGTGCGCGTACAGGCCGGCCGGGGCGACGACCACGTTCTCCGGCGGGTCGCATTCGGCCGTCCACCAGTCGGCGACCGCCGGCTCCAGGTAGTGGCCGGCCACCATCTCCGGGGTGATCTCAAGCTTCCAGCCGTGGATCTTCCGCCAGTACAGCGAGAAGGCGGACTCGAACGGGGAGATGCCCATCACCACGGCGATCTCCGACGCGGACACGCCGGTGCGTCGCGCGTCGAGCCACTCCGGCGAGCGTGCGGCGACCGACCCGGCCGGGACAACCTCCACGGCGTTCACGCCGCCACCAGCTCCCGGACCCCGGCGAACCCGTCGTGGTCCTGGAGGTCCAACTCGGTGACGCCGAGCCGTTTCAGCACGCTGACCCACCACGCGTCGATGAGTTGCAGCATGTCCCGTTCGTACGCGGCGCAGTCGGCGACCAGGGCCACGTACCGTTCCACGTCGGTGGTGAACTCGTCGTCGATGCGGACCTCGGTGGCGTGGTGGAGCTCGGCGGCGTACTCCTCCGTAGCGCCTACGTGGACGGGTTCGTGGTGGCCGTCGTCGATCGCGGCGGTGAGGGTGATGACGAAGACGAGCAGCAGGGCGGCGGTGACGATCAGCGCGGCGGTCATGACACGGCCTCCAGTTGGGGCCAGCAGCCCATGTCGATCGCCTCGATCAGCTCGACCACCGCGTCGGGAAGGTCCACGGTGACGGTGACGGTGACGCCCGGATAGCGAACGGTGAGCTCGTCCTGCCTGACCAGGACCGACGCGGGCTTGGCCGGGTTGAGTTCTTGAAGGCGGCGGAGGACATACACCGCCACCGGGCACGTGTTGCACGAAAACCGCTCGCCCCGGATGCCGAGGTGTTGGAGGTACACCGCGCCCTTACGCGATGAGTCGCCGAGGTCGAGCAGGATCTCGCCGAGGAATGCGGCGAGCTCGTCAGCGGTGGGGGTCATGGTCAGCTCCATTCCGTCACGCCGTAGATCCACAGCAGCTGGGCGGCCTGGTCGGGGCTGGCCACCTTGGCGACGACGAGCCTGGCCGAGGCGGCGGCTTCGATCCACATCTGGTCCCGCCAGACCACCACCCGCCGGCCGCCGGGAAGCCGGTACAGGTGCTCACAGTCCCCGTGCACCCATCCGGCGATGATGTGCTCCCAGCCGTTGGCGCGGCGCTGCCGGACGAGGCGCCGCATGACCGCCACGTCCCACGGGCGCAGCGACGCCGAGACGGCGGGGCTGGTCATTGGACGCCCGACCTGACCCACTCGGCGATCTGCTCGCCGGTGGGCTCGAACCAGAACCTCACGCCGTGCGGGCACACGAAGGGATCCACGACGAACGGACCGACCACCAGTGGCGGCGCGGTCGACACGGTGACCTGGATGCCCTTCTCGGCCATGCCGTCGGTGAGCACCCGCGCGCACGTGTCGTGGTCGCTGGCGGCGCTCACCAGACCCACCGCCCCACCGGCACCTCAACCCGCCGGATCCATTCGTCCTGGCCTCCGGCGCCGCTGTCGACCAGCCAGCCCCGGGCCGCGCGGTGCTGGTCCCGCCACCGGGTCAGGTCCCGCATCTGGGACCGGTGGCTCAGCCGGCACGCCGCCGCGACGGCGAGGCCGGGTACCACGGTGGCGACGGCCAGCGTGGCCAGCAGCTCAACGGCCGGGCTCATGACGCGGCCACGGGGATCAGGGCCGCGTACGCCGGGTCGTAGTCGCGGCGCCAGTCGTACCTGTCCACAAACGCGGCGCACGCTGGTGGCAGCGGCAGCCACGGCCACTCGCCGTACGGGCCGAACATGTCCGAGCCCACCCCGAACTGCCGTCCCAGCCGGGACGTTAGGAACACCGCCAGCGGGCACCGGCACCCACGGAGCTGCGGTGTGCCGGGCGGGACGACCAGCGGCGCGAACACGGTCAGCGACTCCCGCACCTGTGGCTCGGTGCCGCCGAGCCCTTCCAGCAGAACCAGGGCCCGACCCATCACGTCGTCGTCACTCATCCGGAGCCTCCGTCCGTACGCGGGTCGAGAGGACGAGCTCCCGACCGAGGGCGGCGAGCAGGGCGTCGACCAGATCCAGGCCCATCCCGTTGTGGCCGCGCACCATCCCGGACAGGTGCTTCGGGGTGATGCCGACCGCCTCGGCGACACCCTGTTGTGTCCGGCCGGACGCGGCGATCTCCGACCACACCAGGTCAGCGAGCGCTACACGGCTACTCACCCGTAGATCACTTCCTCGTACTTGCACGTCGGGCATCGCCCGCCCTCACCGGTGGTCGACTGGTTGTGCCAGGGGTCCTCGCAGTCCCACATGGCGGCGCTGTCCGGCATCGGTCCGCGCCACACGCTGGGGCAGTCCGCTTCCCGCTCACGGTGGGCCACGTGGGCATCCCTGAACGCCGTGACCAGAAAGTCGACACTGCCCGCCGGTTCGATGGTGAAGCGGACGCGCGTGTCGCAGTCCGGGCAGAGCAGGACGACGGTCGCCCGCGTCGCCGTCCGTGTGTCCAGGCTGACTTCCAGAACGTGGCTCATCCGGCACCTCCGACGGTGAACCGTGGCGCGGCCGGGTCGGGCACCGCGTACCGCTCCACCGCCTCCTTCAGCTGCCCGACCGGCACCCGACCGGGCTTGTAGTCCTTGGCGTACCCGCGCGGCACAACAGCGACCGAGCCGTCCGCGTCGAAAACGAGGAAGTCGTACCAGCCATGCTCAAAACGATCACCGCCCGCCTGATCGTCGCCGGGGTAGTCGTAGGTCCGTTTGTCGCCGGACGCCGTGACGGCCAGCCGGGGCAGCACCCGGACCACGTAGTCGGCGCCCCTGCGGTGCACGGCAGGGCACCAGCGAGCGCCGAGCCAGCAGGACTCAACTTGGAACGCGGCCTCGATGTCGGCGAACTGGATCTCGCGGGGGGTCGTCTTCCTCGGACTCATGCGGCACCTCCGGCCGGCTGCTCGGTGGCGGCCAACGTCCCGTCGGGCCGCACGGTCAGCAGCTCACGCTGGATGGCCAGCTCGACCACCGCCGGGTCGATCCGCTCGTCGGAGTCATGGACCATCCACACCTCGGCGGCCGGGTCGTCGTCGAGGGTGATGACCTCACCGGACCGGACCCGCAGGACCAGCCAGTCCACGTAGTCGGCGGGCCGGAACTCGACGCCGGTCGGTGCCCAGCCGACGACCGTGGTGGGCAGCGGGGCGCCCGTCTCCGGGTCGTCGCGGTCGGGCGGCTCGGGTGCGCGGTGGCGCCCCACGTAGGTTCCGGTGACCGGGTCGGATATCGTCATGTCGGGTCGTTCCTCTCTCCGTGGGGCGGGTCAGGGCAGGGACGGTCCACCGTGGACGGCGGTGGACCGTTCGCCTTTGATGCGGCGGCGGTGCTGGTACTCAGCCTGGTAGGTCGCGTTCGCGCGGCGGCACGGTGTGCAGCGGCACTGGTAGTTGACGTAGGTGGAGTACGTGCCGTGGATTCCCTGCGACGACACGTACCGGCCGCCGCCAGCCTCGACCCGCTCGCGGACCTTACGTAGCTCCGCCTGCTGGTCGCGCCGGTACTTCGCCATCGCCGCCCTGCACACGCCGCACCGGCAGCCACCGATGTACCGGCTGATTCCGTGCCCGCCCGTGCTCACGGCGACCACGACTCGGGGATGTTGGCCTGCCGTGCGGCGGTGACGAGCCGCCACGCGTCGCGCCGCGCCCGAAGCTGCAGCAGCAGCACGATCGCGCGGAGCCGTTCCTCCGGCTCCAACTCGGCCCGCAGCTCGTCGTAGATCAGCTTGATCAGGTGCTCGTGGTCCGTGCCGGGGTCGAGCATCTCGGCGGCGACGTACGTGGTGATGTTGTCGCGGCACCGCCACAGCACGTCGCGGACCTGCTGGTCCAGGACCAGTTCGGCGGCCATTTCGGCGTCGGTGCGTTCGATCACGTCCGTGCCCCTCTCGTGGGCTGGTCATGCCCCGACGTCCCCGGACGGGACGTCGGGGCCGCCACCCGGCCGGGCTGAAACACATGTGGGCTGCAAGCACGCCCGGCCGGAAGACTTCGCACGTCGTCGAGCACCTCACCGAGGCCGCTGAGCCGCCGCCCACCCCGGATCACCCCGTGCGCCCGCTCCCGCACGGCGGCGGTCAGGCACTCGACGGGCACCGGGCACACGGTGCGGCACACCGTCGCGGCCCGGCCGTTACCGGGCGTCGGCCGGTTCGGGTCGACGTCCCAGTCCTGCGGGGTGGCTGATCCGGCGCACGCCGCGCGGGCCCGCCAGCCGTCGCGGGAGATGTCGACGTCGCGGTGCGGGATGATCGCCCGGGTCATTTCCAGCACCAGTTCTTGCTCGGTGGGACGTACCGGGCCGGCCAGCACGCGGCCACCGCCACCTCACGCGTCGGCGCCTCGGGCAGCCCGAGCGGGCGCACGACCAGCAAGGCCCCGCGGCGCTCGATCACGCACATGGGTGTGTCCGGGGTCGGCCAGCCGCCGTCGATCAGCCGTACCGTGTGCTGGCCTTCCCGCTCGCCGATCACCGGCGGCCGGTAGGGCTGCGGGTCAAAGCCGCGGAAAAGATCATCACGCAGGTACCCCGGGCAGAAGAACCGGCCGCCGAAGCTGCTGGACTCGTACCTGGCCCAGAAGTTGTAGCCGTGCACCGCGCAGCTACGCAGGACCGCCGACGCCGTCACAACAGCCCCCGGCGGGCGCGGTCCAGCAGCGGCGAGGTGACCGGCAGCGGCAGGCCGACCGGTTCAGTCCGGCCGACCAGCAGCCGCCGCCCGAGCCAGTACCCGGCCGCCAGCGTGTGGCGCCACACCGCGCCGTCGTCGGTCTCGTAGACCTCGACCTGTACACGCAGATCGAGATGCGCGGCCCACGACATGATCTCGGCAGTGGTGCGCATACCCAGGTGTGTGTACGGGTGCTCGGGTGAGCTTTCAGTCAGGCGAACCCGGACCGGCTCGGGCAGGCCGTGCGCGGCGACCGCCTCGGCGACGGCGGCACGCACGGTGGCCTCGTCGGCCGGCTGGTCGGATACGATGCTCATCGACCTCATTCCTTCCCGGGGGTTGTGGGTCAGACCGCCTGGCGACCGCATGCGCCGGGCGGTCTGCGCTTCAGGTGCTTCGGGGCGGGTTGTCCGGAGGTGCCGGTGGGCGCGGCCCGGCTGGTCATCCCGGTCCCGGTGGGCCCGGTGGCCTGGGCGAGTGTCGTCATGCCGCCTTCTCCCGCCGGGCGCGGGCCGCGCGGTCGGACAGGCGGATCATGTGGGCGCGCATCAGTTTCTCGGCGCGCCGGGTCCGCTCGTCCGGGTCGGTGATCTCCGCCGGGACCTGGGCGTCGAACCGGCGCAGGAACGCGGCGCGGGCCGGCGCGGTCGCCGCCGTCGGGTCTAGTTCCTTGGCCCAGCGGGTGAGTCCACCGATGCGGCCGGCGGTGGCCCGGACCTGGCTGAGGTCTCCGGCGGGCTTCGGCCCGGCGGGGGGGCGTGGGGTGGCCGGGCCCGGCGGCCGTGGTGGCTGCGGCGGTGGGGGGCTGGGCGGGTTCGGCATCACAGCGCCTGCGCGATCTGTTCAACGGGCAGGCCGAGCCGGGCCGCGAAGTGCATCGCCGTGCCGAGGCCGGGGTTCATGCGGCCGTTGCGGAACCGCCAGACGGTGGACTTGTTTACGCCGAGGAACACGGCGAGCGCGGCGGGTGTGTCGACGCCAAGCTCCGCCGCCCGCCTGTCGATGACGTCGAAGTCGAGACGCACTTCTCGGCGGGGTGTTGCGTCGGGCGTGTCGTCGGTGGCTATGTTTGTTGCGGCCATGCAATAGACACTAAGCCTCCGGAACCCTATTGCGCCATAGCAACACATCATCCGTTCGGCTGTTTCGTGGAGTACCCGAACGGACTACCGTTGCGCATATGCAACGTCAGGAGACGGGGAGGCGCGCGGCGGGCGTGCTGGGCAGGCGTGTGTTGCGGTGGCGCAACACTACGCGCCCCCTGCCGGAGCGGCCGGACCGGCCAGCAGGCGCGGGCCCCTATGGTGTGCGAATGCGCAACACCAAAGCCAGCCAAGGGGGCAACTGGGCGGCCTACGCCAAGGCCGCACGAGAGGCCGCGCATCTCTCCCAGTCCGAGTTCGCGCGCCGCATCGGCGTCGATCGCGTGACCGTGTACCGCTGGGAGACTGGCCGACAGAAGCCCGAGGACGGCGACATGGTCCGCCGCTTCGCCGAGGTGGCCGGCACGCCGCTGGACGAGTCTCTGTCCGCCGCCGGGCTCCGGCCCGACGACACGCGCATCCCGAGGACACCGACCCGCGACCCGGCGCTCGACCCCGACATCCTGGTCATCCTGCGGCGGCTGGCCGACCCGGACACACCCGAGGCCGAGAAGGTCGCCATCCGGGGCACCCTGCGGTACCTCGCCGAACTGGCCAACCAGTCACGGCGGCGCAACTAGATCGTTCAGCGGGCACCCGCCTAGACGGTTTCCGGTGCCGGCGATCAACAGCACACCCAGCCAGCAGCGGATTTGCTACAGCGGAAAACACCGGCCCGCCTTACAAGCGGGGGGTCGCTGGTTCGATCCCAGCCGTGCCCACCACCAGCACAAACACAGATCCTTCCGGTGCGGGACTTGTGCTACACCGGTCACCGGTCCCACGCTTACGCACATGGCGCCCCGACTGCCCCGCCCCGACCCCGGCACATACCAGCCGATGATCGACTCGTTCGTGCTGAGCCTGCGCATCGACAACAAGTCCGCGCGCACCATCGCCGCCTACACCGACGCCGCCGCCTGGTTCGGCGGCTGGCTGCTGCACCACCGGCCCGGCGTGACCGGCTGGGCGGCCGTGTCCCGCGACGAGCTCCAGGCGTTCTTCCTGTGGCTGCTCGACCAGCGCGACCCGGCCGGCCGCGGCTACGCGCCGGGCTACGTCAACCACGTCGCCCGCGGCCTCCAGCAGTTCTTCCGCTGGCACGCCGCCGAAGAGGACGTCGCCGACCCGTTCGACAAGTTCAAGGTGCCGCCGCCACCGAAACTCGGCAGCGGCCTGGTCCCGGTGGTCGAGGTGGAGGACCTGGCGCGGCTGGTCCACGACGCGGAGGCCGGCCGGGATTACGAGTCGCGCCGCGACGCCGCGATCCTGCGGCTGTACGCCTGCACCGGATGCCGACTGTCGGAACTGGCCCTGCTGCGGGTGGCCGACGTCAACGTGCCCAACCGGACGGTGACCGTCACCGGCAAGGGCGCCAAGGTCCGCCAGGTGCGCATCGACCAGAAGGCGGCACGGGCCCTGGACCGGTTCCTGAGGGTGCGGGCCCAGCACCGGGCCGCCGGGCTGCCCGCGCTGTGGATCGGTGTCCGCCGGCGGGAGGGCATGACCGCCAAGGGCGTCTACCGGATGATCGTCCGCCGCAGTACCCGGCTGGGTATCAGGATCCACCCGCACCAGCTCCGGCACACGTTCGCGCACCGCTGGTTGGACGCGGGCGGCGCCGAGGGTGACCTGATGGAGTTGGCCGGCTGGGAGTCGCCGCAGATGCTGAGGCACTACGGCGCGTCGGCCCGGGCCGCGCGGGCGCGCCGCGCCTACGACCGGGTCAACGTGATGGGGGACGTCTAGCCGCCGAGTAGCCGCCGCTCGATCCGGCGTGCCGCGGCCAGTGTCGGCGCGTCAAGGCCGTCCGGTATGCCGTCCGGTGCGCGGCCGTGGCGCCGCCCGGCCCACCAGCCGAGTACGGCGGCGCCGACGGCGAGCGCGGCGGCCCTGACGAGTTGTCTGGTCTGTGGCACACGGCCTCCCCGAGCCAGCGGCGGCCTCTTCACCCGCCCGGTCGGCGGGCCGGGCGCGGGAGTGCGAGGCACCGACATGTCCGATGGTCATTCACATTGAGCCACGACCACAACCCGCCGTGTAGTCACGGCGGGACACGATGGTGGCACTCCGGTCCGGCGGTTCGGCGGGTTACGGCGGCTTACGTCGGTCACCCGATCGGGTGACGTCCGGCCGTCCCGACCGCGAGCGTTACGGCTTATGTGGCTGTGGTTCTGAGCCAGTGGGTGCACGGGTGGCACAGGTCGAGCCAGCGCGGCCCGAGGCTGGTTGTGGCGACGAAGGCGCAGTTCGCCACGCCACCGCAGCGTAGGCAGGGGTGGGCCTCGTGGAGCCGTCGGTGGTCGATCGCCTGGGCTGTGGTGTCGTCTGGTGCGGGTGGTAGCAGGGTGGGCTCAGCTTTGAGGAGGTGCAGCAGTCCGTCGGCACCGATCTTCTCAGGCGGTGCCTTGTGCCAGTGGCCGTCACCCATCCAATGTATCGACCCGTCCGGCCCCATCCAGATTGGTGCGTTCAGCACCGGCCGGACAACGCCGGGCCGGCCGGGTACGGGCTGCTCAGTGAACGTCGGTGGATCGCAGAGCGGGTCCGACGGGTCGAACACGTCGGAGTACGGGTCGTCGGTCGTCACGGTGCTTCCTCGTACATGGCCTGCCACAGCCAATAGTCGATCTCGTAGACGATGCGGGCCTCACCGGCGATGCACCGGCCGAGTTGGTCGATTCCGACCGGCCAGACGTAGCGGAACGGGCGGCCGACGTACGGCGCCGGCCGCCAGCACTTCTCCCGCGTCAGGATGGTGATCCTGAGCGTGTCCATGTCCGGGTGCAACTCGTCGGCTCCTACCGTGTAGGTGGGCGGCTGGGCCAGACGAGGCAGCCGGAGGTGGCGATAGCCGCCGTACGGGCCGCGTCGCTCCAGCCAGTCGATCAGCCACGTCTCGTCGCGGTACGCCGGATGCCACTCCAGCGGGTCGGGAATGTGCGTCACGGTGCGCCCCCCTCGGGTGGTGCCTGGCCGGTGACGTACACGGCGTCGCCCCGGTGCCCACGCAACTCGCCCGTCTCGACCAGCCGCCGGATCGCGCGCCGCACCGTGGACTGTGGCCGCCCGAACAGGGCCACCAGTTCCCGGGTCGTCGGTATCGGTTCGCCCACCGGCCAGCGGCCGTCGGCGATCCGGGTGCGGATGTCAGCAACGATCTGGTCCGGGTAGGGGATGAAGGGCTCAGCAGCGGGCATGACGGGACTCCCAGGTCGGCCCGTCAATTGGATCACCCCGCCTCCCGTTTGAGCAAGGTGAGCATACTGACGCTTGCCAGTTTGAACAATGTGAGTATTGTGAGCAACGTGTTTCCCGGTGTGACCACCCAGGTCGGCAAGCTTGGCGGGCCCCGGGAGACCGGGACCGGCGCGGGGAGCCGGACACACCTCCCCGCGCCGGTGCTCCCAGGGACAAAGATGGGGTGATCCGATGCTGAGCTGGACACGGCTGCCGTGGGTCCGCCGCGACGAGCAGCGGCGCGCCGACGCCGACGCACGGGCCCGCGAGTGGCAGATGCGGGAGCACGCCGCCGCCGTGCTGCGCATCATCGCGACCAACCGGCGCACCGACGAGGGCAGGGAGACCTGAGATGCGGGACCCGGACCCGGATCCTGAGCTGAGCGACAGCAGACTCCGCGAGTTGCTGCACGACCTGCTCGACGCGGTGCCGCCGGCGACCCGCGACCTGTCGCCGACGGACCCCGCGTTCGTGCGGGCGCTCGCCGACGCCGAGCGGCCGGAGGGACCCCGGTTCAGCGCGTTGTGGTGGGTCGGCCTGATCTCGCTCGCGGTGGCGGTTGTCGCGGCCGGCCTCGCCCTGTTCATGCTCGGCCCGATCGGATGAGCCGGCCGCGCAGCCACCCGGACCCGGTGCAGACCGCCCGCGACGTGATCACGGTGCACACCGTCAAGCGCCCGATGTGCAAGCGGCGTCACCCGGCGGCGGTGTGCGAGACGTGCCGGCCGTGCGAGAAGTGCCGGCCGGACGGGTCCTGCGACCGGCTCAGCTGGGCCCGCACCGTCGAGGCCTGCGCCACCAGCGGCGGGACGTTCTCCGCCGACGACGAGCCGGTCATCATCTGGCGCGACGGCCGCTGGCGGGCCGCCGGCGGCGATCGCCCGCCCCGGTAGCTGGGCACAGCTGGGCCAGCAGGCGGGTCACTCGCCGGACGGTAGGCGGCGCAGGTTGGCGCCCCGGCCCGGTCGGCCCCGCATCAGCGCGTCGAGGCCGCGTTGCGGGTATACGGGGGTGCGGTCGTCGAGGCGGGCCTCTCCGGTGAGCTTGCCGGCCTGCCGGAGCCGGGTCAGCGCGGCGCGCATGGTGGACAGTCCGAGGCCGTACCGCTGGGCGGCCTGGCGGATGGTGAGTGCGGTGCGGCCGTCGATGGTGACGCGGACGCGCGGGGTGGCCATGTTGCCAGGGTAGCAGGGTTGGTAGCGCTAACGCTGCGTACTGCCCGATTCGTTCCCCGGCCGGGTCGGTTTGTCCGATCCGGCCGCGAGTTTCGGGCGCCTGTCCGGTTCGGCCCGGTCTGTGTGTCAGCCGTTCGGGCGGTTCTCCGTGACGATCGTGGCCGGCGGCCCGTCCGGAGCCTGTCCACTGTGGATGTCCACTGTGGAATCTGTGTACGCAGCGTCAGGGCTGCGTACAGTGTCCGGATTCGTACCCCGACCCCAAAGCCATCACGGCGGCGGCCCGGACGCCTGATGCCGCAACACCCCTGGTCAGGCACTATCGACGCTAGCAGCGGTAGCGCTGCATACTGATGGGGCAAGCACAACTGCATAGCGGGCGAGCCACTCCGAACCGGAGAAATGGCTGGGGAAGCAACGGGATACGGGCACAAAACAAAGACCCCGGAACACACGAAGACCTCGCACACCACCTTGAGGCGAGCAGAGTTGAGCACCCGGGCAAAGGAAAACGACACCCGACGCGAAACCCCCAGTGCACACCGGAACCGAGAAACCTAGATCGCCGCAACCAAGCACCACCAGACCGAGCAGCTTCCGTCCAGCCCCACCGGGGCTGCGGCGGTGGCCGCTCGGCCCAACCGAACACCCAGAGAGGAAAGACCATGAACATCAACGAATGGGACGTGATCGAGGTCGCTGCCGAGCAGAGCGACTATCCCGCCGAGGACCAGGGCAAGCTCGCCGTGCAGTGGCGCGGCGAGTTCATCGCGTTCGTCGGCGACCTGGCCGAGGCGAGGGCGCTGATCCGCAAAGAGACCGGCACCGACGTGAGGCTGGTCGAGACGATCAACTACTGGCCGGCCCGGCGTTGGATACCGGCTACCGACTGACGCACCACGACCGGCGCCCCGAACTGAGGCGCCGCACGTGGCGAATCAGCCAACCAACCTCGCGCGTCGAGCTGCCCCCGCTCCGCGCCCACCGTCCACGGAGGACACCATGACGCTCACCCAGCAGTTCGCCGCCCAGTACGCCCGTGGCGTCGTACCCGCCATGCTCAAGGCGATCAACGCCGCCAAGCGCGACACCCGCCTGATCGTCGCCGGGGTACTCGCCATCACCTACCCGCACCAGGCGGCCTGGCTGATCACAATCGACGGCGTCGGCATCCTCGGCTGGATCATCCCGGCCGTGGTCGACCTGGCCATGCTGCGGATGCTCGGCATCGTGCAGACCACCGGCATGCGCCGGGCCGCGAAGCGCGCCGCGCTCACGATGACCGTCCTTCTCGGCGTGATGAGCGCCGCCGTCAACGTCGCCGCGCCGGCCGCGACCGCCGCCCGCGTCATCTTCGGCGCGCTGGTCGCGGTGGCCGTCGGCGTGAAGATCGTCACGAGTCTGGTCGGCCCCGACTTCGCCGCGATCGAGGCCACCGAGGTCGCCGCCACCGAGGTCGCGCCGGCCGATGACGCCGCCCACGCCCGCCGGTCCGCCGCAGCCCGCCGCTCCGCCGCCACCCGCAAGGCCAACGCCGAGCGTGCCGCCGCAGCCAAGGCCGCCGCCGCCGAGGCCCGCCGCGCCGCCCGCGAGGCCCGCCGGCTCGACGCCCAGGCCGACAAGGCCGAGCTGTTCGCCGCGATCGCCGCCGACCTGGACCCCACGTACGTCGGCTCGGTCGCCCCGATCAGCCCGGCGGTCTGAGCCCACCGGCCGCCCCGGTCACCACGACGGGGCGGCCCACCCATGCAATAAACGGTATTGACAATCCCGCGAGGGACGCATAGGATTATCGGTATCGGAAACATCCACTGACTGGCCCGGGAGGAACCCCATGCGCATCAACGTTCACCGCTACGACGACGAGGGCACCAAGACTCTCGACGGCTGGTTCGACCGCGACAAGGCCGAAGAGATCTCGGAGGCCACCGACTGGAACGGCAGCAACCACTTCAGCGTCCACACGCGCACCCAGTTCCACCACGAAATGCTGTTGCGTACCCACGGCGGCCGGTGGGTGCTCCACGAGTGGTCACAGTGGCAGAACGACACCCCGACGTACTCGTTCGTGGATGACGCGGCGGCCAAGAAATGGCTGATCGTCAACGGGTCCGACGACGTGGTGGAGCGGTACTTCGGCCAGTTGGAGGACGAGCGCGGCCCCGGCCGGCCGGCGATCGGCGACCCGATCAACGTGCGGCTCGGCGACCTCCAGGACGAGGTCGACGCCCTGGCGAGCGCCCGCGGCCAGAGCCGCGCCGACACCGTCCGCCAGCTCGTGGCACGCGGGCTGGAGCACGAGACACCCTGAACCCAACCCGAGCCAACCCCCACGCACCAGCCGTCCCGTCGCCCCGCGTCACCCGCCACAAGGAGGAACCCCGTGATCACCGTCGTCGAGCTCGCCGCCCGCCTCCAGATGTCCGACGCCCCCGAGAAGGTCGCATCTTTCGCCGGCTGCCTCACCGCGCACGACCCCCGCACGGGCCGGCTGCCGAAGCGGTGGGCGGGCCAGGGCATGGCCGCGACGTTCACCCCGGCCGAGGCCGACGAGCTGGCCGCGGAGTGGTACCGCGCCAAGGACGCTGTCGACGCCGGCCGGGTCTTGCCCGTGATGGAGCGCAGCGCCGCGACCGGCGGGTACGAGACGGACGCGGAGTACGCGGCGAGGCAGGAGGAGACCCGCGACCGGTACCGCGCCTGAGCACAACGCAGAACGCGCCCCCTGCCATACAGGCAGGGGGCGCGCGTTGCTGTGTTCGGCCGGCGGGCCGCTCAGTCGGTCAGTTGCGGCCGAGCCGGCCGGCCCACGGCGTCCACGCCCACAGCAGATGCGCGGCGACGAAACACAGGCCGAGGACCGTCAGGTCGACGGAGCCGAGGCTCACGCCGAACAGGGCCAGGACGAAACACAGTAGGGCCAGCAACGCGAACATGGGCTACCTCACTTCGGGCCAGCGGGTGCGGGTGGGGGTGGGCACGTCCGGCGGGTTCGTGCGCAGGTACCGCGCGGACTCGGGCACCGGCTGGTCGTCGACCAGCGACGGCGACCCGGCCGGGCCTATCCCCGACGCCGAGGACAGCACCGACGTGGCCAGCGACAGCAGCACCGCCCCGCCGACCGCCCCGCCGACCGTCCACCAGTCGACGGCCAGGACGTTGGTTCCGTCGCCGGCGAGCAAGAGCACCAGCACCTGCGCCACCGTCTTGAGCGCGCGTTCGGTCGCGCCGCGCCAGAAAGCGGCGGTCCACATCATGTTCCCACCTTCGGTTGCCGGGTCCGATCCTGCGTCTCCGGGCTGCCGGGGTCGCACCAGTAGAACTCGCCGCCGGGACCGACCGGCCGGTGAAGCCCGCACTGCACGCAGTAGGTGCCGCCATAGAACTGCGGGTCGCGGGCGTAGGTTTCCGCGATCGCCGCGTCCATCGTGGTGACCTGCCCGCACGAGGTGTGCCAGTACGACCGGCGTACCGGGCGGACGAAGCCTTTCGCACGCTCGGCCTCGGACAGCACCAGGTACGTGTCGGCCTGCTCCCGGGGCGGCCCGTCGGCCGGGTCGGGTCCGTGCGTCAGACGCGGATCGGTCGGGTCGGTCGTGATCCGCATCCCGTCGACCGCCGTCCTCACAGCCCGGATCTGGTCCCGGGACGCGTGGATCTGCTGCGCCAGCTGCGTAACCTGCTCCACCACGCCGGCCGGCTGGTCTTCGACCCGCTCGGGCCAGTGCCACGTGCCGCCGCGCGGCTCGCCGTCGGGCCGCTCGTATGGGCAGCGGTTGAAGAACAGGCCGGTCGGGTTGAAGACCACCAGGTCGCAGACGATGGCCGAACTGTCCCACTGCTCGGCGTGCTCGGCGTCGGCGTACGGCAGTGCACCCTCAGGCACCCCGGCGATGACGGCGGCGCGGCACTGCGACGTGTACTCGCCGCCGGGCGTCCCGTAAGAGCGATAGTGGACGATCCGGCCGACACTCGGCTTGGTCACGGGTCTTCCTCCCTCAGGGTCGGCCGGCCAGCTGGCCGGCCTTGAGCGCGCCGGTGAAGGCCCGCCACTCGTCGCCGCCGAACGTCAGCACCGGGCCGTCGGGGTCCTTGCTGTCCCGCACCTGCACCGCGCGGCCGGACAGCCGCGCCTCCACACAGTTGCCGTCCATGCCGGAGCGGCTGGACCTGCGCCAATCGTCGGTGAGCAAAATGTCAGCCTCCTGCGTCAAGCTGGGTCGGATGCCCGGCACCCTACGCCGGTCCCGGGCTACGGCAGCTCGGCACCGGCCGTGTGCCGCCGACGGCCCCGGCGCTGTATCGACAGCAGCGAGATCGGCAGGCCGACCGCGACCACCGCGATAAGCAGGGCGGCGACGAACCGCACCACCTGCACCCCCGGATACTCGCCGAACAGGATGACGCTGATAGCCAGACCGCAGTTGAGGATGAGGACCAGGATCGTGGCCAGCAGGTGCCAGCCCTCGGGCCGGGCGTACCAGTCCGTGCGCCGGCAGTAGATCGCCAGGAAGACGACCAGCCCGGCCGCGGCGACGCCGTACAGGATGGCGGCGATCATGGTTTCACGCTCCGAAAGATGTCGACGATCAGTTCGGTGAAGTGGTTCCGGTCGCGGCTCCACACCGACCGGCGGGCGACGCTGCCGGCCTTGGCCTCCATGTCCTTCGCGGTCGCCAGCCGCTCCAACGCGTCGTCCTGTTCCTTCTTCTGGCCGGCGGGTGGCAGCGGGATCGGCGGCGGGCGCCTACGCCGCCACGGCCACATCACGGGCCGTCCCGGCCGGACGTGCGGGACAGGTCACGCAGACTACGCAGCAGCTCATTGCTGGTCACCCCAACCTCGGTCAACTTGCCCACGGCGGTGGCGAGCTTGTCGTTCGCCACCACCAACGACGCGATCGTGCGGTCCTTGTCCTCGATGCGTTGCAGCAGGTCTTCACGCATCTGGTCCACCAGGTAGCCGGCCACCCACCGGCCGGACTGGATGGCCCGCAGCCACCGGACCAGCACCCCGGCCAGGGCCAGGAACATCAGCGCCAGTAACGCGTACGGGGTCAGCTCGGCGGGCACACGGCACCGGCCGGGGTCCGGGGCCGGCAGGGCACGTCACGACTCCAGGCGGCCGCGGGTCACGTCCACCACCGCCGCGCCGATCGCGGCCAGCACATCCGGGTCGAGCAGCGCCGCCCTGATCCCGGCCGGGTCGACCGGCGCGGCCTGCACCGCCGGCCGGGCCTTCAGGTCGGCGACGTCGGCGGCCAGCTTGGCCACCGCGTTGTCCAGCTCGTAGAACTGGCGCGGCAGCCACGCGATCGGGATACCACCACCCGCCGTCTGGTTGGGGCCCGGGCGGGTGCCGTCGTGCAGCAGCCGCCACGTGTCGTCCTCTACCGCCATGATCGCGCCTCCTGTGATACGCGCGGCCACCACCGCACGGAACTGGGTCATGTCGAACGTCGGGTCGCTCTTGCGGCCCGGCGTGTGTTCCTTGTGCCCCACCAGCCGGGACGCCGCCCACCCCAGCCGGCGGCAGATCGCCGCCCACCCGGCGGCGTACGCGTGGTACTGCACCGGCGGCCACGGCTCGCCGAGGTTGTCGTTGCACGCCTCGATGCCGAGCGCGTAGCTGTTGCCCAGCCCCTCGTACGGGCCGGCCGTGCCCACCAGCGTCGTGTTGCAGCGCCCGGCGGCCAGCACATGCCAACGGCCGAGCCGGTCCACGCACGCATTGGCGATCGGGCCCGGCAGGCCCTCCCGGCCGTCGCGGACGATCCGCACCTGCGTGTCGTCGGCCTGGCTCGCCGGCGCCGCCGTCGCGTGCACCACCCCGAACGTCGGCGTCCACGAACCGTCGGCCGCCCGGGTCTGCCAGCCGGCGTGCTCGACCACCGTCAGCCCGCCGGCCCGTAACACGTCGGCCAGCCACAGAATCGCCATCATGCCTCCCTGGTGGACAAGTCGCGTCGGCGCCGGGTCAGAGCCGCCTGATCCACAACGCGGTCAGCGTCGACTGCTGCTCGGCCGGTAACACCACCGTCGAGCGTGTGCCGCCGGAGTTCTGCCACAGTTGCAACTCGACGTAATCGCCGGCGGACAGTGAGATGAAGATGGTGCGGGCCGGGATGACGGACTCCCCGGCCGACAACGCCAACGTGTCGATGCGGCTACCCGAAACAACGGTGCCGTTCTTCGCCCACTGGGTCATCCGCCGCCCGGTGGCGTTAGCCTCCACGGACACACCCCCGGTGAGCATCCACCAGCCGTCCTCGTGGGCCGTGTACCGCGACGTGTTCGTCGTCGGGCTGTGCCCGTCCTGCGAGTCCAGGTCCTCGCCCACGGTGAAGGTGATCGACGTGAAGGTGTTGTTGGCGAGGTTGGTCTGCACGGCCGTCTGCCGCAGGTGCGCGGCCGGCGGTTCCATCAGCCACGTCAGCGCATCCCGGACCTGGGCGTTGAGGTTGGTGGTGTCGAGCGGGTCGCCGTCGACCCACGCGCCTTCGCTGGGTACAGCCACCGGTCACATCCTCGGGTGCTCGCCGGTAACCGGCGACGTGGTCAGATACCAGGGCAACGCGGCCAAGGCGCACGCCGAGCTGGTGCGGAATGTCATCCTTAACATCGCGCACCTACCCGCCATCCGAACGGGAGAGACCCCCCAGTGAAGGTCACCATCACTATCGAGACCGAGGACCAGCGCACGCAGATCACCCGCCAGGGCGACCAGGCCATGGATCAGTTGTTTCGCTCAATGTCTGTGGCGGGTGTCCGACACATTCCACCAGTCGGAGTTGGAGCACGTCGCCGTTGCCGTGAAGCAGATGCTGGAGGAGCGCGCACGGCCAGTACGGCGATGACCACACAACCGGACACTTGCTGCCGGAAAGTTCGAAGCCTCCCAGCCCCCTACGCCGACTAGTAGGGGACGATGGTCGTTCCGCTGACCTGCGCCGCGCCGACCAGCGGCATCGGGTCGGGGACGCCGGCGACGGTCGCGTAGATCGGGCCGTTGTGCCAGGTGACCCGGTGCCCGAACGCGCTGATCCGGTGCACCATGCCCTCGATGTGGAACAGTTCGGCGCCCTCGGGGGCATTGGCGGGCAGCCCATCCAGCCGCACCATGTCGCCGAACTCGCGGCGCAGGATCGTGCGCCGCTGGGTGTCGGACATCCAGCCGAGCTCGAAGACCATCCGGGCGGGACGTTGCCGCGGGTCGCGGGCCATCCGCACGGTGAACGCGGCCAGGTTGCTCGCGTCGTCGGGGACCGCCGTGTCGAGGGTCGGCAGGTCCGGCGCGTACTCGCCGTACTCGGCCACCGAGTCCGCGTCGATGGCGTAGCCGGTGGCGCCGTCGGTGGTGGACACCTCGGCGACGTTGGCCGGCGGTTCCGGCCGCCACGCCAACTCGGACAGCCACGTCAGCTCGACGGTCGCGGCGAGCGCGGGGCGGTAGCGGACGTGCCGCGGCGCGAACGCGATATGTCCGTCGCCGTGGGCGAGGATGTGCCCGTTGTCCGCCTCGGCGGCCTCCCGTAGCAACTCCCCCGGACGGCGCCCGGCCAGCCGTGCCCGCGACATGATCGCACTGGCCCGACCCAGATGCAGGTCATCGGCCGGGATGCCGGCGTAGTTGGCGATCGTGGTCATGCGCTCGTCCACCCGCTGCCGGTCCAGGCCGTCGTAGCCGGCCCGGTACTGCGCCAGGTGGTCGGCGGCGTCGAAGACCTCACCGGCCGCGCCGACGTAGACCTGCAGGTGCATCGCCGAGCCGAACATGGATTCGAAGGTGAACTCGCTGCCACCGACACGGATCATGTCGAACAGCCCGGCGGCCGGGCTGGCCCCGATGGCGTCCGACACCGGCGTGTCGGCGCCCACGCAGAGGGTCATCGTGTCGGCGGACAGGTCCATGATCGCGGTGACGAGTCGCCACACGTCGGCTGGGAAGTGTCCACCCACCAGCAGTTGGCCGAACACGGGTGAGTTGCCGACGGTCAGCACGATGCCCAACGACTCGTCATCCTCGACCCGCACCGTCATCCCGTCCACGCCGGACAGCCACAGCGGCACCCTGCTGGCGCTCCCCGGCGTCGGGTCGGTCGGGGGCGCGTCGATCCGCACCCACGCGGACAGCGCCACCACCTGCGACGCGCCGACCGGGATCGACACCGGGGCCGTCAGGAACGACGGTTCGGGGATCCCGTCGTCGTGGACGGTGGGCGCGAACCGGACCGCCGACGCGTCGTCGCCGCGCGGGCCCGCCTCGTCGGCGCGGCTGATGCCGCCGGCGCCCCGGCCGGTTACCAGCGGACGGCCGCCCATGACGTCGCCGAGCGGGCCCGACGCGCTGATCATCGGCCAGTACGCGACCAGCCCCCGGGTGCCGCCCACGTACCGGATGTGCTCGGCCAGGGTGCTGATGAACGGCCTCGCCCGGTCGAGGCGGCCCATCCGGTCCACGGCGGACAGGTGGAACAGCTGCTCGCGGGGCGCGGCGACCGACGACTTCTGCCACGTGGTGATCTCCGGCAGTTCGATGTACCCGTCGAAGACGGTGATCTCCTCACCGGCCACGGTGTCCAGCGCCCGGCACCGGCGGGCCGGCCGGACGTCCGGGTACAGCGGACTCTGCGTGTTGCCCGGGGTGTAGCGCTGGTCGTGGTTGCGCAGGGCCACCGACATGGTGGACACCTGGATGTCGGCTCGGTGGTCGGCGCGGCCCTCGGCGACCGTCACCGCGCCGTCGACCCGGGCCGTCTCGTCCACCCACACCGGCGGATCATCGGGGTGCGTCGACCAGGCGACCTCCAGCCGCCACGACTCGTACGCGGCCACCTGGCCACCTCCCCCCGGTCACACTGCTCGACACGATCGGCCTAGTGACCGGTTGACGCCGGGGAGTAAGGTGCGGGCGTGACGCCATCCGAACAGTCACCGACCACGCCTCCGCGCAAGCGGCGGAACCTACTCATCACGGCCGCCGTAGTCGCGGCCCTGCTGGCCGGCGGATTCGTCGTCTGGCGCGCCACGGCGGGCGGCACGGTCTCCCTACACGGATCCGTCACCGTCAGCGACGAAGATTCGCTGACCTTCACCCGGCAGGTGTGCGAGGGGCAGGGCGGCTACGCCGACATGCGGGCCGGCGCCACCGTCACCGTCACCGACGGGGACGGGAACGTGGTGGCCCTCGGCGAACTCGCGGCCGGGACCGCGCGTGGATACGGCGTCTGCGTGTGGGAGTTCCGGATCGACGGGATCCCGACCGGGCGCCGGTTCTACGGCGTCGAGGTGTCCCGGCGCGGAATGCTGCGGGTCAGCGAGAGCGAGCTGGGTGACCCACTGACCCTCACGCTCGGGTCCTGATCAGGCGGCCTGTAGCCCGAGCACCTGCGACACGCTGCGCTGACCGGTCCGCAACGCGTACCGCTGGATCTGCTCCGCGGCCACCTGACCGTCCGGGTACTCGACCTGCACCCGGACGAGCAGTTCCGCCGGGAGCGCCGGCCCGGACCCGCCGCGGTTGGGATGCACGTACCCGGCGTCCCGGCCCATCTGCAACACCTCGGGGCCACTCTCGCCCACGATGTACGCCTCCCCCGGCCGCACCGGACCACCCTCGGCCCGCCGGCCCAGTTGCACCGCCATCGCCTCCGACCGGTTGGTGAACGACCGGAACTGGGTGGAGTGGATGTGCTCGTAGAACGTCCGGATCGTGGTGCCGTCGGCCTTCTTCGCCTCGCCCACCATGGCGGCGATCTGGCTGGCGCTGTACCCGGCGGCCCGCGCCGAACGCTCCAACTCGACGATCCAATGAAGCCGGACCTTCGCACCGGCCGCCGCGGCCGCGTCGGCGCTCTTGCCCTCGGCCAACGCCCGATCGGTGGCGGCGTCACCGGCCCGGTCCGCCGCCATGATCGCCGCCTCGATCACCTTCAGGTTGTCGCGGCCCTTCTGCGTGTTGATGTCCAACGACGTGCCGTGCTCATCGGCCGCCTCCGACAACTCGAACAGCGCGTCCTTGATACCGATCGTGGACAGGCGCAGGTTCTGGCCGGTGTCGACCAGGAACTCCAACTCCTTGTCAAGGTCGGCCAGCGGCTTGGTCGCCGCCTCGGCCGCCCCGCCGAGCTCGTCGACCGCACTGGCGACGGCCTTGATCGACGGGCCGCCGGAGTCGACCTCCCGCAGCAGACCGACCAGCGGACCGAACGCGATCATGATCTCCGGGGTGGCCATCGACGCCAGGTCGGTCAGGATGTCGAAGACCCGGGTCAGGAACTCGACCGTCTCCCCGGTCGCGACCGCCAGGTCCCCGGTCACGTTGACCAGGAAGCGCATGCCCTCCACGGCGCCGCCGCTGGCCCCGAACGACTCCAGCATGTGCGAGATGTCGGTACCCAGCCCGGGCAGTTCCTCGGCGAGCGCGGCGATGACCGGCCGCGCAGACTCCATCGCCCGCACGAACCCGGGTGTCACCGTGGACATGAAACCGGTCAGGCCTCGCGACAGCGGCTCGACGAGGTCGGCCATGCCGGCGACCGCGTCGGTCCACTCGGTGCGGATGTCCTTCAGCTCCCTGCGGAACAACGCCCCGGCCTGGCGGACCGGCGCGGCGAACCGGCCGCCCATGTTGTCGAACACTTCGACGAAGTCGGCGCCCAACTGCTCGAACTCGGCCTGCGCCGACTTGTCCTTGCGAATCGCCGAAGCGATACCCAACCCCAGCCCGGCGGAGCCGATGCCGGCCAGCACAGCCGCGCTGACGGCCGCGCCGATCGCCGGCGAGGCGGCGACGCCGACGGCGATCCCACCGGCCAGCAGCGGCGAACCGAGCGCCTGACTGAACAGCCCGCCCCCGCCGCCGGGGCCGGGTGGCCGCACAGGGGGTGCCGCGGGCGTCAGCAGCTTCAACGCCCGCGCCAACTGCGACTCGCGCGCCCGCGCGACCTTCAGCTCCTTGACCTGCGCCTTGTCGAGGTTGTCGCCGAGCAGCGCGTACGCCACGGACAGTTCCAGCACCTTGCGCTTCTGCTGGGCCAACTCGTGGGAGACCTTGACGCTGGCCTTCTCGGCCAGCGTCATTTTCGCGGCCGCCTCGCGGGCCTCGTCGCCGAGCTCGTCGAAAGCCTTCTCCGCCACCTCGGCGACACCGGCCATCTTCCCCAGCGCCGCCGAGATGTCGTCCTGGGCCGCGAACGTGTAGACCTGCCTATCCGGTGAGGTCACCGGTCACCCCCCACCGCGTGTTTTCCGCCGCCCGCTGCCGGTTGATCTCGTCGCAGATGGTCAGGAAGTCGCGCAGGGTCAGCCGGTCGTACTGCTCGGGTGTGTATCCACAGTGGACGGCGAATCGGCCGAGCCACTTGCCGCGTTCGCCGCCTTGACCAGTTTTCCCAGGTCGTCCACCAGCGCCGCCCACTCGACCACGTGCGGCGTCCACACCTTCATCGGTGGGCCCTCGTAGCTGGAGAACTTCAGGTCCGGCTGGTCGCGCTGGTCGACGAGCCAGAACAGCGCCCGGATCGCGTTGGGCTGGAACCGCAACGCAGTCAGCAGCAGGTTGCTCCAGTTCAGCCCGGTCTTCTGCTCGATCAGGTCCAACTCGCGGACGGTGAACTCGTTCGGGTCCACGTCGTACGTCTTGCCGTTCCAGTCGATGGCGAGTGTCAAAGGATGCCTTTCAGTGCGTCGTCGACCGCGTCCTTCGCGGCGGCCCGCAGACGCCCCCGGTGCCTGCGGATGGTCACGTGGAAGTAGGGCTCGCCGAACTGGCGGACCCAGCCCCTGGCGCTGCGATTCCCGAACGTCGGGTGACGCCAACCGTTCGGGTTGCCGAGGTGTTGCGGAAGCTTGCGCTGCGACTGCGGCATCTGCCGGTTGGACACGAAGATCGTCCAGCCGACGGTGTTGCCGGTCGTGCGGACCGACTGCTTCACCCCACGCGCGACGGTGGCACGCAAGCCGGTCGACCCGCGCCGTCCGTGCACGGCCATGAACGCAGCACGGCGACGTGATCCCAACCCCGTAACAGGACGATGGCGCGATCCTGTGTTCTTGACACCGTGGATGTCCATCGTGCGGATCGCGTTCTGCATGTCGGCCACGACGGGCCGGCCGGCGTCGCGGAGCGCGCTGGCCAGTTTGCGGCGAAGCTCCCGGCCGTCCGAGGCGCGCTCCAGCCGGCGGATGGTGGCCTTGAACTGGGCGCCGCCGAGAACGGTGAAGGTGGTCACCTAAGACTCGCCGCCGGCGCGCTTCCACGCCTCAACCGCGTTGGCGTCCAGGTCACCCTCCGCACCGGTGACCATCCGGTCGACGGACGTCTCGACCTGCGCCACGGTCCGGCCGAAGTTGGCGTGCATGTCCCGGCACATGTCGCGGTAGTCGACCGCCTGACGGACGGTGAGGTCGGTGAGGTCGACCTTCCGGCCGTTGATCTTCAGGACCGGCTTGAAGCCGGGGATCTCGAACAGCGGATCTTGTTCGTCTCCGGTCGCCGCGTCGGTCGCGAGCCCGACTTCCTCGATCGCGTCGACCTGATCGTCCGATTCATCGATTTCGACGGATGGGAAGCCAACGTTGATGATCGCCGACCAGGAGCCAAAGTCCGTCAGCGCCTGACGGACTTTGGTCTCCGTGTCATAGACCGTGGCCAATCTGATTCGACGCTGAATCTCTTGCTCCGAGATCTTGAAGCCAGACCGGAGCGCGTCCGCGATCAGGTCGGTGATCATGCCGTGCGGAAGTTGCTTCCGGCCGGCCTTGGCCTTCAGCAACTCCCGGCCGTAGTTCCACCGGTGCATGATGCCGCCGCGCTCGTCGGCGGCGATCCGCGTCTCAAGCTTCAGATACACGGACTGCTTGTCCTTGGCCACGCTGGGCCTCCCTTCACGCGGGGTAGCGAGGGGTAGCTGTGCCCGGCCCGCCGGCTACCCCAAGCAGCGGGCCGGGCACGAAAAAGGAGCCCACACAAGGGGGCTCCGGGATCTACAGAGCTACAGGGCCGTGTCCCGGGAGTCGTACACCACCTGGATCGCGGGCATCGTCCCGCCGGCGTCACCGTGGGCCATGAACCCCACCGGGCCGGACAGCACCCCCGGCCCCGACACCTGCGGGTTACCGCCCGGCGCGGACAGCTTCGTGAACGGGCAGATCACCGAGAGCCGGACGTTGTTGCCGCCGTCGGCGTCGACCCCGGTCCACGTCATCTCCACCGCCGTCGTCGTGTACGCGGCGTAGACGTCGAACACCTGCGCGCGGGACGCGAACTCGAGGTCCAGGTCGCCGCCGAAGGTCTTGAACCCGTTCTGCAGCTGCTCGGCCTTCACCCCGCCGCCGCCGGTGAAGAACCCGTCGGTGCGCAACGCGTTGCTGCCGCGGACGGTGACACCGCGGCAGCCGGCCACCTCCACCCCGGAAGTCACCGACACCAGGCCGGAGCCGAGGGACGGGGTTCCGCCCAGCTTCGTCGACAGGTGCTTGAACGAGAACGTCTCAGCGGCCGGGTACGACGCGGCGGCCAGCGCCGTGCCGGTCGTCTCGGCCCACGCGTCGAACGTCAACCGCAACTTCAGCAGGTCGTTGACCGACTGCGACAACTCCCACTGGGTGATCTTGCTGCCGCGCATGGTGACCGGCTGGTTCGTGCCCGCCACCGACGCCTCAGGGAAACCGAACTGGACCGTCAGCGACTTGCCGGCGGTCTCCCCGTTCCAGTGGATCTGCCGCCAGATCGCGGTCGCGGCCAACTGGGTGGCCGTCGCCGCCGACCCCAGCGCCACCTTGAACAACTGTCCCAGGTTGCGGGCGGTGACGTTGAGTTCCACCTCGCGGTTGCTGCCGGTGGCGACCTCGAACGTCCGGTCGTAGTTCGGCACGTCGACACACCCGCCGAGCCCTTCGTCGACCACCCGGACCGGGTTCAGGCCCGTCCCGCCGATCGACACGTGCCGGTGGAACTTGGTGACCGTCACGGCGGTGCCGACGGTCGTTTCGGTCAGGTAGCCCCACTGTGAACACACCCCGGCGCCTAAAGCCACGGCCTACTCCGTTCCCTCGTTACTCGACTCGGCCCTGGGCCGGCGCTTGGGTGGTGTCTCGACCGCGAACAGGGCCGTCGCCAGGGCCACCGTCTGGGTACCGACCTCGACCAGGACATGGTCGGCGCCCTCACCCACGACCTTCCCGGGCACGGTGAACACGTTGTCCGGCTCCACTTCCCGCCCGGCCAGCGGGATCAGCGCGGGCGCGTCACCCAGGTACCGGACACGCAGCACATCGGGCATGGGGGTCTCCCTACACTCGCGCGGTGGCTCGTACGGTGAACGTCCAGTGACAGGCGGCGCCGTCGGCGGTCTGCAACTGCCGGCACACGCCGAGGCTGATCTCCACCCCGCCGCACAGCACCTCGGCCAGGCCGAGCGGATCGACGGTGTGCAGCAGCCCGGCCACGACGTCGAGGACCTGCGCGGCGGTGCGGCGGCGGGTACGCATGTCGACCTCACCGCCGATGACCCACACCGCGCACGGCACGTCCACTGTGACGTGCCGTTGGCTCGCCGCGCCGGCGCCCATCGTTGCCCAGCGCTCCGAGATCCGGGCCCCGTCGCCCTCGGAGTCCGAGCCGGTCGCGCCGATCCACACCTCTATCTCCGTGGTGCGGTCGACGACCGGGGGGCCGTCGAACACCTTCAGCCGGTCGCCGTAGGAGGCGAGGGAGGCGTGCCCGTCCAGCAGGTCGAACAGGGCGTCGATGGTGTCGGCGACGGTCGCGGGGCCGGCCATTCAGGCCGCCATCGGTCGCAGCGAGTTGCGCATCAGCTCCAGCGCGCGGTGCGGCACCAGGTACCCGGAGCCGGGGATCATCGCCAGGGAGTCGGCGTCGGGGCTGGGCCGCCCGCCGGTGCCGTTGCGCACCGACCACTCATGCTGGGCGATGATCAGGCCGGCGAGTTTCAGCCTGGTCGGCCACGGGTCGTGGCCCGCCTCGTACACGACGGTGTGCAGGAGTCCACTGTGGTAGGTGGCCAGCTGGATGAGGTTGACGTCCGGCATCAGCACGTAGTCGGTGTCGGCGACCAGCGCCGCGCGCTGCCACGGGGTGATGGAGGTGACGGACACCAGCGGATGCCGGCGGGGTGTGATGGCGCAGCCGCGCACGTTGTGCCGCTCGGTGAACTCCGTCGGCGTGACCGGCCCGACGACCCCTTCCATGATGTCGGTGACGGCGGTCAGGCAGTCCAGCAGCCGCCCGTCGTCGATGGTTGAGCTGAACCGCAGGTGGCCCTTGAGCTCTTCGATCGACGCGACGAGCTGCCGGGGGCCGCGGACCTCGAACTGGCCGAACTCCTTGCCGGTGACGGTGCCGGTGGCGGTCCACGTGTAGGTCCAGATGCCGGCGGCGTCGGGGGTGACCTGCGCGGTGTAGACGCCGTCGATGCCGGTGTTCGTCACCGTCGGGGCTGGTGAGACGGCGGTGCCGTCCGGTTTCGTCACGGCGAGCGTCAGCGTCGGGGTGTTGACCGGGGTGCCCGCCGAGTCCTGGGCGACCGTGGTCAGCGTGACGAGGTCGCCGACGTCATAGCTCACGCGTCACTCCTCGTGGTCGGGACCAGGGTCGCGGTCGAGGTGAAGGCGCGCAGTGCGCGGTTGCCGCCGACGTAGACGGTGAGCAGGGCGCTGCCGCTGGCCGGCCCGGTCGCGCCGGAGACGGTCACCTCACCGGTCGCGGACAGAACCGCGGCGGCGGTGGTGGTCAGGGTCGCGGCGGCGGACAGGGTGCCCGACGCGGAAAGGACCGCGGCCGCGGCGACGGTCAGGGTCGCGGCCGCGGTCACGGTGCCCGCGCCGGTCATCGACACGGCGGCGAACCTGGTCAGGGTCCCCGAACCGGTGAGGGTGCCCGACGCGGACAGTTCCGCCGACGGTGCCGGCGTGATACCCGAGGCGGTCAACCCGGACCCGGCGGACAACGCGACCGCGGCGAGCACACCGACCGTGCCGGAGGCGGTCAGGCTCGACTGGGCGGCCAGCGGCCCGCCGCCGAACAGGGTCAGGGTGCCGGAGCCGGCCGCATCCGACAACGCGGACAAGACGGCGGCGGCGAGGGCGGTGACCGCGCCGTCGGCGGTGACCGTCGCGGACGCGGACAGGGCGGCAGCCCCGGACGGCGCGGTCAGGCCGACGGCGACCAGCACGCCGGACGATGACAGCGCGGCCTCGCCGAACACCTCCGGCGAGCCGGCTACGTCGCCGGCGGCGGCCAGGATGCCCGACGCGGACAGTGCGGCCGCGCCGGAAAGTGCGGTGGTGCCCGCGGCGGCGAGGCCGCCGCCGGAGGCGAGTTCGGCGGCGGCCTGGACGTCGAGCGTGCCCGCGGCGGCCAGGGTGCCGGCTGCGGACAAGGCGGCGGCCGCGGTGGTGGTCACCGAGCCGGCCGCCGTCACGGTGGTCTGCGCCGACGCGGCGGCGGCGGCGAGGACGGTGAGCAGCGCCGCGCCGGTCAGCGACGTCTGCGCGGCCAGCGCCGCCGCGGCGACCTGGGTGACACCCGCCGCGCCGGCCAGGTCCGCTTCGGCGGACAGGGCTGCGTCGCCGGTGACCTCGCTGGCTCCGGCCGTCACCCGCAGCCGGGCGAAGACGGAGACACCGGCCATGTCGGCGTTGCCGCTGCTGTAGCTGACGGACGCGTCGGGCCCACCGGCGGCGGTGCCGCTGCTGTAGGCGGCGTCGCCGCCGACGACCCGGCCGTCCTGGCCCTGCGTGGTGGAGAAGTTGAACCGGTTGTTGATGCTGACGAACGTGACGCCGGCGACGGCGACGGTGCCGGGGGTGCTCGGCGTACCGGCGTCGCCGTTGATCGCGTGGCACCAGGTCAGCCGGTCACCGGTCGCCAGGTCCAGTGTGGTCGCCGCCGCCGCCGGGTCGTACAGCGACGCCGAGCCGGTGGTGTCCGCCGCCGTCGCGCAGACCACCGGCTCCCAGATCTCCGACGGGTCCTTGCTGTAGCACAGGCACACGCCGATGTACGGGCTTGTGGTTCCGCTCAGCGACACCGCCGGGATCGACTCGCCGGCGCTGGCCGCTTCCCGGGTGAACATGGTGATCCGGCACTGGCCTCTGTCGATTCCTTGGCTGCCGGCGCCGCCGGTGCCGGTGTTGCCGGCCGGTGCCGTCCAACCATCCGGGGTGCTCGCCGACGGCGGGCTCGCCGCCTTCGTGAACACCAGCAGGATGAGCAGGTCCCCGGCCAACTGCCCGGCCGGGGCGCCGGGCGCGGAAACGGTCGTGCCGGTGCCCTGGCTGCGGTTGCCCACCGCCCGGAAGTCGACCGTCATCAGTAGCCGTCACGGTCGATGATCTGGTACTCGCCCTGACCGCCCTCCACCGTCAACGGGTCGTCGCAGGCCATCTGACCCAACTGCAACGCCTCGCTGATCAGCGGATCGGCGAGCCGGTACGACCAGCGGATCGCCGGCCACGTCACCGCGTCCTGGTCGGTGACGTCGCAGAGGGTCATGCCGGTGCCGAAGTAGTTCGACGGGTCCGGGTGCTGCTCGGTCTCCCGGGTCGACTCGATGAAGTCGACGATCCGTTGCGACCAGCGGAACCGGATTTCCGGCGTCTGGAACAGCACCTCACCCGTCCACCCCCGGTCCCACGGCCGGACGATGTGCGTACCGGCCGTGGCCATCGCCGAGTCGGCGGCCAACGCGACCGCGCCGGTCTGCACCAGCGCGCCCACCACGGCCACCACGGCCGCGGCGGCCAACGCGGCCGCGCCGGTGATGAGCGCCGGCACACCCTTGACCTCGACGGCGATCGCCGCCCACGACTGCCCGACCGGCGCGGTAAGGCCCGGCGTCTTGCTGCCGGCCGCTCCCGCGTCGGAGTAGTAGCCGCCGTAGCCGCTGTAGTCGCCGGACTGCCGGAACGCGAACAGCTCGGTGATCGACGCGGAGACGGTGCGCCACGCCCGGCTGGTGACCGCGATCGCGTTCTCGTCGCCCTGGACGTAGAGGATCGCCGAGTTCGACCACTCGGTGGCCACGGTGACCTGGCCGGAGCCGCTGCCCTGCCGGTCCTTGCCGAACACCCCGACACCGGAGTGCGCCGACCAGGCGACCGCGCCGAACCCCCACTTGAACCCGGCGCCGGTGCCGACGAACTCGACCGCGTAGCTGGTCGAAGAGAGCACCGGCGCCTGCCACACCTGCACGTTGGGATACCCCGCCGCCGGGGCGAACTCGTCGACCAGCGAGAACGTCAACAGCGGGTTGAAGCCGGCCGCCACGACCGTCGCCGGATCCGACGAGATCGTGACGACCGTGATCAGGCTGCCGGCGGCAAGGCCCATCGAGGACAGGGTCTTCACACCGTCGGTGGTGGTGAAACTGCTCAACTGGCTCGTCGTGAACGTCGGCGCGGTGGGCATGGCCTACACCTCCGTCAGAACACCCCGACGCCGATGAGGTTCTTGGCGAACTGCTTGTAGTTGTAGGGCAGCGTCTGCCCGGCCGCCGCACCGCCGAAGATGCCGGCCAGGTCGGCCAGGTCGGCCACCGCCGACTTGAGCATGTTGGCGTCGTCGGCGGAGTAGGCGTAGTCGTCGATGAGGTCCTGCGCGGACAGGCCGTCCAGCCACGCCTTGAACTGCAAGACCGCGGAGGCGGTGTGGAACTGGGAGCGGGCCAACGTGCCCGCCGCCTGGTCGATGTCGGCCTTCGTGATCTGGATACCGGCGGTCATGGGTCCTCCTAGCCGAGGGTTTCGTCGAGGTCGCCGGCGGCGACGGTGAACGTGTCGCCGGAGTTGACTGCCTTGCTGGCGGTCAGCGCGCCGTACCAGATCCGCACCGTGCCGCCGTTGTTCCAGACTTCGACGCCGACGACCGTGCACGCCGGCATGTTCGTGTAGGTCACCGCGCCGGAGTTGGAGGTGGCGCCACCGGACGCGGCGGCCATGGTCACGTCCTGCCGGGCGTAGCTGCCGCCGGTGACCTCGGTGCCGTTGGCGGAATCGGACCCGTTGGCGGTCATCAGCGCCAACTTCAACGGTGTCGTCGGCCGGGTCGGCGTACCCACGCCGTTGACCCAGTCCAACATCAGATTCTCGGCGGCGTCGGTGAGGTTGTCGGCCATCGGCCCTCCACTTCGGACACGTTGCTCCGTCAGGGGGATGGATGGCCGGGACGTCCACGTCCCGCTCGCACGTCAGGTTGGGGGGGTGCTGTCAGGACAGGGCCCGTTTCACGCCCTCGGCGAGCGACACCCGCGGCGTGTAGTAGCGGTGCAGCAGCGTCGGATCCCCGACCCGGTACGCCACACCGGCCGGCCGGTCCGCCAACAACTCGATCTCCGGCGCGTAGCCGACGTGGCCGCACATCGCGGTGACCAGGTCCAGCATCGACGTGCCGACGCCGGTGCAGATGTTCACCGGATCCTCGGTGCCGGAGTCCACGACGGCCAGCGCCGCCGCCACCACGTCCGAGACGTGCACCCAGTCGCGGACCTGCTCGCCGCTGCCCCAGATGACGAACGGGTCCTCGCGGCGCCGGACCCGTTCGGCGAACGCGCCGAACGGCCAGCGTGTGTCCTGGACCTCGCCGTAGCCGGAGAACGGCCGCACGACGGTGACCGGGACACCGGCGGCCCGCGCGCCGGCCGCCATCCGCTCGCCGGTGACCTTCGCCCAGCCGTAGCCGGCATCGGGCGTGCCAATCCCGGCGTTGCCGAGGCTGACGTCGAACTCCCTCAGTCGCGGCTTCCATACACCGCCTTGCTGATGTCCGATCGGGTACGCCGAACTCGACGAGACGTACAACACCCGCCGCTGACGGGTGCGCACCGCCCAGCCGAACATCGCCGCGTCGAGCAGCAGGTTGCGCGCCAGGTGCGTCGGCTGCGAGTCGATCGCCGCCCGGTGCGGTTCGACCGCCGCGCAGTGCACCACGATGTCGTGCGTCACGTCCGACGTGCGGAACACGTCCAGCGCGTCGGTGCCGTCCACGACGTCGACCCCGGACACGTGGTAGCCGCGGCCGGTCAACTCGGCGGCGAAGTGCCGGCCCAGGAACCCCGCCGAACCGGTGACAAGCGCCGACCTCACAGCTTCGCCGCCAGGATGAGCTGGAACCGGTCCACCTTGTCGTGGCGCAGGATCCGCCAACCGGCCATCGTCACCAGATCCCGGTAGCCCTGCCAGTCCATCGCCCACGCGTGGCACTCGTCATGCCAGTTCGGCGTCTCGTCCCACGGCGACGAGCAGACGAGGTGGGATGCGGCCGAACCGTGCACCCAACGCAGCACACCCACCGGGTCGGCGATGTGCTCCAGCACCTCCGTCAGGACCACCACGTCACCCAACCTGACCCGGGCCCGGTCGGCGCCGAACACGTCCAGCGCCTCCGCCTCGACGCCCCGCTCCGCCCAGCCGGCCGCGTTCGCCGGACAGAAGTCGTAACCCCACGCCCGTATCTCGCCGCCGAGCAGCTGCAACAGGCCACCGTCGCCGCAACCCAGGTCGGTGACGGTGCCGCCGCCCGACATCCGGACCGCGGCCCGCACCAGCCCGGCGGCGGCGAGCAGCCGCGGCCGGTGCAGATCCTGCTCCAGGTGCGGCGCCCGCGGCCGGTGCTCGTGGAACGCGAACGTCGACACGTGCGGAACGTCGCCGTCGAACAGCTTCCAGATCATGGCCGCACCGCCCACACAGCCTGGAACCCGGCGTCACACCGGCGCTGCTCCTTGACCGTCCAGCCGCACGCCTCGACCATCTCCGCGTAGCCGGCCTCGTCCCACGCCCACGCGTGGTGCTCGTAGTGGGTCCGGTCGTCCTCGTCGAACGGCGACGACAACACCAGCAGCGCACCCGGCAACGACCGGATGAATCCGCGCGGGTCGACCAGATGCTCCACCACCTCGGTGGCGACGACCAGCTGCCCGTACTCCAACTCGTCGCGGGTGAAGTCGGCCAGCCGTGCGTCGACACAACGCAACGTCGAAGCGACGTGGATGTTCTGCGCGCCGACGTCGTAGCCCCACGCCCGCACCGGCACCCGGGCGTGGATCTTCTGCAGCAGCGCGCCGTCGCCGCAACCCACGTCGGTGACCGTCTCGACGCCGTACGCCTCGACCACCTCGGCCACCAGGTCGGCGACCATGTCGGTGCGTTCGGCGTGGCCCCGCTGGCACACCGGGTCGACCCACGGGTGCCGGGCGAAGAACGCCGGCCGGGTGAACGCCGGGATCGTGTACTGGGGGAACAGGCGCCACTCGCTCACGTCCGCACCTCCCGCAACGCCCGGACCTGCGCCACCTCGGCCGGCATGTTCATGTACTGCCACCGGGTGTACGAGGCCCGGTCGACGGCGTACATCTCCCGCGCGTTGACCCGCTTGTGGCCCTCGTCCCAGTCGGCCTTGCCTGCGATCGGGTGCATGTGCTCGACGACCACCTCGGGCAGGTACCGGAGGCAGCCGGCCCGCCCGCCGAGATCGAGCCAGTAGTTGTCGACGTACATGTGCCGCAACGTCGGCGGGCACATGTGGCCCAGCACCCGCACGATGTCGCAGGTCATCGCCACCTGCGTCGGCAGCCGCTCACCCTGCAACAGGTCGTCGCCGTAGACGATGCCCGTACCCAGCTCGCGCAGCGCGTCCACGTACGCCCGGTCCCAGCCCTTCGTGCGCGGCCGGTGGTCGTCGCCCATGAACCCGACCGCGAACGGCGGGTCGTCAGCCGTGGCGAGTTTGACCGCGACCGCGTTGAGCGCCCGGACCATGGTGGCCGGCGCGCCGCCGGTATCGATGACGCCGTTCGGGTAGACGCCGAGCGCGGCGTGGTACTCCCCGCGCGTCGGATCGTCTTCGTCCACCGCGAACACGAGGTGCGCGGTGGTGCGGGTCGCGCCGAACGCCTCGGCCAACCCCACGGCCGCCTCCGGGCGCCCGCGCGACGGCACGACCACCACGAGGTCACCCATCGCCATCACCCCGCGCGACCGCGAACTGCTCGGCGGCGATGACGACCACCCTCAAGGCCAACTGTCGGGCCTGCAGCATCCCGGCGATCTCGTCGGCGAGCGCACGCACGTGCCCGGCGGCGGTATCGGACGACACCCGGACCAGCAGCATGTCCCCGGGGTGTGCCACGACAGCGTCCAGCACAAGGTCGAGGTCAGGCATCAACGGCCACCTCGTCCCGCTTCACCGGCACGACCGAGACGGGTGTCGGGTCGATCGCCCGTTGCCGCCAGTAGTCCTCCTCCTGCACCCACACCCGTTTCGCGTGGGTCGTCACCACACCCGTGTGCACGTAAACCGGGATGGCCAACGCCAACGCGCGCATGCAGAACGACAGGTCCTCAGCGACGATCTGCGCCGTAGACGGGTTGGGAATCCTGTCGTACCAGTGGGGCCCGAACCTCTCTTCGATCCGCTCAAAGACGCTGCGGTGAATCAGGATGCACGCCGACCCGGTACCGGAGCACCGCAGCACCGTGTTGCCGGGGTAGTCCCAACGGACGGCGAACCCGGAGCGGTCCTGGCCCTGCTCCTCGACGGTGACCCAGTCGAAAATCGTCGGGATCGCGGATGTCCGCCACCCGCCCATGTCGTCCGACGTGGTTTCCCGCTGCGCGAAGCACAACGCGCCGACGATGGGGCGTTGTCCGGCGTCGGCGGCATCCAACAGCCGCTCGACGGTGTCCACCGGGAAGCCCATGTCGGTGTCGATCCAGAACAGCCAAGCCGCTCTGGTGTCGTCGAGGAAGTGGCGGACCGCCTTGTTCCTGGCCTCGACGAGGCCGTCGGTTCCGCACCTCATGGCTATGTACCCGCCACTCAGGACCCGGCCGGCGTTGGCCATGTCGTACCCGATGAGCCCGACCATCGAGTGGTGCCAGGAGTACGTCACGTCGTTCTGGTGGAGGTACGCCACGGTGACGGCGTCCGCCGGTTCGTGGTCCGGCGGTACGCCGAGCTGGATCGGCGTGTAGGGACTTTCCTCGGTCATCGTCCTGTCCTTCGTGGATGGCCTCGGATGGCGGACCTCGGGCCGGCCGGCCATCCGAGCGGCCGGCCCGAGGGGTTCGTGTGCGGTCAGCCGCGCCGGGCGGCGTTCGGCGTCGACTCCGGCGCCCGCCGGGTACTGCGGCGCTCACCCGGCGCGGCCGTCGCCGTCTCCACGACCGGGTCCCGGTAGCCGTCAGGCTCGTTGGAGTACGCCAGCCCGTAGCGTGGATCGGCGGAGAACAGGTCCGGGTTGGCCTTCACGACCGGGTCGTCGGCCGGCCAATGGCTGCCGTGCCGCACGACGCCGAACCCGCCGGCGGGCGTACCCACCCGTCGCGTTGCTACCGCGTACACGATGTCCATGCGGATGGCCGTTCTACTCAGCGCCGCCGAGGCGGCGGCGGATCAGGACGTGGAAGTAGGGCGAACTGGCGATCGAGTTGAACCCGATGACCTCCCAGCCCTCGGCATCCTTCGCCGCGAGCTTCCCGGTCAGACCGGACCCGTCACTGTTCGCTGACACAAGGTCGTACTCGTATGCCTGCGCCATGCGGATGGCCCCCTTCTTGGGATGTGGGGAAGCCCCGGACCAGTGGGGGTAGGTCCGGGGCTTCCCGCTTTACGGAAGGTTGCTTCAGGCGTAGCCGAGGTCGTGGAGCTTCTCGGTCAACGCGCCGAGCGACTCGTCGTCGCCGTTGGACCGTGCGGTCTGCATCTCGGCGAGGATCTGATGCACGGCCGGGTCGGACGTCTCCGACGCCCGCGCGAGCGACGCGGGCGCCGCTGGAACGGGTCGTGTGTGCTCGGTCTTCTTCTCGGTGGCCACGGGCGGCTCCTTCAGGTGGGGAACGTCAGAGGTCTTCATAAGCTTCGGTTACCCGCTTTGGCTAGATGGCCAATCGCAGTTGCCTCGTCCGCTCGACGTACGCTGCGGCAGCGCGGATGACCCGCGGACTGTCCTGGAGCAGACCAATCGCCGAGTTGCAGTTGCGGCACAGCAGGCCGCGCACTTGGTTGGTCGCGTGACAATGGTCGACGGCGAACACGTCGTGGCCGTGTCCGGGGTCTGTCGATCGACAGATGGCGCAGCGGCCGAACTGCTCGGCGAGGATCCGCTCGTAGTCAGCGACCACGATGCCGTAGGGACGCAGGCTGCGAGCGCGCGACCGCTCACGCTTTCGCCGCACGCGGCACGGCTCGCAGTACGGAATTCCGAATCCGTTGGTTGGCGGCGCCCCGCAGCCGCAGCGGCGACCGAGCGCGGTCCGGTTCCTCATCTGCTCGTCTTTGAACTTGGTACGGCACTTGGACGTACAGAACTTCTTCGGCGAGAGCACCTCGTGCGACTTAGGGTGGTTGTCCGCACCGCACCAGATGCAGGTCGGTTCATCGAACCCACGCTGGTACGACCCTCGGGTCTTGTCGCGGTACCGCAACTGGGCCAACCTGACGCGCTCAACGCGGCAGGTTGGACATCTAGGGTCGCCCTTGAGGTTCGTGGCGGGCGCGGGGCAATCGGTGCATATACGATCTGGCACGTCGGGCACCTCTGCGTAGGTGTTTCCGGCAGACGCCGGGGAGTTCGCGCTCCCCGGCGTCCCTGTTTGTGAATGAGTCTATGGATTCGGATACGCAGGGATCAACCCGTGTTGACCAACAAGCGGAACCCAAGATCATTCACGCTTCCTCCACCTATCCTCGCGTACCCGAACCAGCCCCTATTTCCGGTGGGGCGGTTACTTGTCACATCAAAAATATGGGGGATCAGCTCAATGGACATACCGCCCCTTCGGGCCAAAAGGTAGTTGTCCCAGTCGCCGACGATGGCGTACCCGGTCGTCGCGCTCGTGCTGGTGGTGGTGTCCGGCATGTACGGCGACTCGCGGACGCCCTTGCCGAGGATGGTGTCGGCCCATTCGGCGGGCAGGTTCTCGGTGAACGCGTGGAACCCGGTGACCTTGGCCAGCTGCCGGATCGCGTTGTTCACGGAGATCGACATCAACCAGTTCGCGCGGCGGCGGTACTTCTGGGGAAGCGCCGCCATGACGCGGTATGGCTCGGTCTCGCCGAACGCACCCGAGGTCTGAACACCGACCCGGACGTTGGTGTTCGCGGAGAGCGCGGTCAGGATGCCCTGCGGCTCGCCGGTGCCCGAGCCGCGGGTGAACTTGTCGACGAGCAGCTCGTCGTAGCCGACGGCGAGCAGCCGACTCATTTCCGACGCGAACGAGGGGTAGTCCTGGTCGACCTCGATGCTGAACGGGATGAAGCCGCGGGCCATGTGCACCGTGACCGTCGGCTGAGCCAGCGTCGGGCTGTTGTCCGTCGCCGCCGCGCTTTCCGTCTGGAACGCCCACGTCACACCGGCGGACGAGACGCCCTTCCACTGGTTGGTGTTGACGTTGACCTGCCGGGCCAACTCCAGGAACGGGTTCCCGCTCTCCTGCGCCGTCAAGATGATCGACGGGTCGATGAAGACCGGGATTCCGAACCCACCCGCGGTGGTGGTGTTCTCCGACATCGCCCGGTATTCCTCCCACGCCTGCACGGCGCGGGACTCTTCCGGGGTGAGGAACGGCCGGGGGTGGGTGACCAGCTTCAGCCACGCCTCCCGGTACTCCTCGGTCTCGGTGACCAGCACCCGGCGGGCGATGTCGGTGCTGTGCCGGATCTGCTTGTCGGCCTCCGACTGCTCCTCGGCGGACATGTGGCCCGAGTTCTCCCGCGCCTCCAGGGTCCGCAGCGCCCGGTCGCGGGCGTCGCGGACCGACAGCCGGCGCACGTCGCCGAACGGGTCGTCCTTCTGCCCGCCGAGCCGCGAGTACTCGATCGCGGCCGGCCGGCGGCGCAGCACCTCGTTGACCTTGCGGTGTTCCTCGTACATCTTCTCGGCGGCCTCGTGGACCTCCAGCAGCATCTGAAGCGCCCGCTCCTCCGCCGCGTCCAGCGAGCGGAGCTCGCCGTTCGGCGTCTGGTGGATCGCCCGGATCTGCGCCTTCGTGACGTCGATGATGTCGCTGACTTCCTCGGGGGTCCGGCCCCTGAGGTCTTCGAGCGTGTAGTTCCGCTCGGGGGTTTCGGTTGTGCGGCTTTCAGGCATGCGTGAGCACTCCAAATGCTCGGAGCACCCGGTCTCGGGTGCGGGGATCGATGGGGGTTGACCGCACGCCGTCTTCGGCCGCTTGGTCGTGATCACCGCGCCCCGCACCCTGTGCGGGTCCCCCGGTGAGGTCTGTGCCGCGCCCGTCGAGCGCGGTGAGGTCCACGGCGCGGTCGAGGTGACCGGCGAGCTCGTGGACGAGTTCCCGGATCTCCGCCGGGTCCATCGCGGCCAGCAGCGAGCGGACTCCGACGGATGTCGTGTCGTAGGCGGGGAAGACGACCGGTCCGAACTCGTGGACGTCGGCGTCGGTCACCTCGCGCCGTTCGACGCGCCCGTCGCGGCGCCAGTCGTCACCGCCGGCCGGCACCTCGAACCGGAAGGACATGCCCTTGACCGAGCCACCGACGATGGCCTGGCGGATCGGCTCGATGACCGGGTTGTCATACAGTTCCGCCGCGACGTATAGGCCGTCGCGGCGGTCGTCGAGGTCGAGGACCTGGGCTATGGGTACGGCCCCGACCCTCGGGTCACGGCCGTGTTCCCACTGCATCACCGGGGTCCGCTCGGCGAGGCTGCGGGTGAACGCGCCGGCGCGGATCGTCTCCTCGAAGTCGCCTTTCAGGTCGCGGATCCGGGCAGGCTTGCCGTACACCGCGGCGTAGCCTTCCAGCCGGCGGCCGTTGCCGGAACGCGTCGCGCGGGTGTCGAAGTCGAAGGCGCGCACGCACAGGCCCGCGACGCCCGCCGACCGACGCGGTCGGCGACGGCGCGGCGGCGGGCCACCGTCGACCGCGTCGGCGGCCGCGCCGAGGAACCGGACGATCGACGCCTCCCGCGAATGTTCCGTCTCGATGTCGTCGAACCCGGACGTGCCCTCGGCCGCGTCGAGCTCCGACGCCAGGTCGGCCAGCCGTTCCTGATGGTTGGCCTGGACCTCCCGAAGGCGCGCGGCTACGTCCCGGGGCGGCTTGCCGGCCCGAAGGTCACGCTTCGCCTCATCGGCGAACCGTCCCGCACCCTCCGGGGGGGCACCCAGCCCGTTGAGCGCGTCGAGGAGATCTTTGCCGGCGGCCTTGACCGCCGCCTTCGGGCCACGGCGGCCGTGCTTGGACTGGTCGTGCAGATCCTTAAGGTGCCGGACGTCTGTGGCTGGCATGCCGACTCCTTGCGACCTCGTGGGGCCCGACTCGGCGGCGAAGCTGATGCCGTACTTCTCCCCGGCCGCCTTGATGCGGCCCTTGATGCGCTTGACCTGCTCCGGGGTGTACTTCGCCGCGTTGCCCGGCATGTTGATGTATGACCAGGCCGCCCGGCAGTGCCGTTCGGAGTCCAGCGGGTACCGCTTCTTGCCGTCGGACTGGTAGCCGGGGTCGGCGTACGTTACGTCGCCGTACGGCATGTCCGCGCGGGCGCGCCTGGCCGGGCTGGTCTTCGTAGTGACCGGTGCTTCGGGCATGCCGGCTCCCCATCTGTCGTCCGGGTTTGCGGCGGCGCGGTCAGCACCCGAACGCGCCGGGATGCCACTACCACCCGGCAGCGTCCGGTCCCGGCGGACCAGGGTGCGCAGGGTCTCAGCGAACTGCCCGGCATCGTCGCGGTCGAGCTCGATGCTGTCACCGGTCGGCATCAGCACCGAGAAGGTGCCGTCGGTGAGCAGGCTCACGCCGAGGTCGTCGTTGATGTCCTCACCGTCGAGAGTGTCGGCGTCCTCCGGGGCGACGGGCTCCTTCGGCAGGTCGACCGTCAGGAGGCGGTCGATCGCGGCGGCGAGCTGGTCCGCCTCGTCGATGCGCAACTCCGGCGGGTTCGCGGCGTCGCCACCGGCCAGCAGTTGGATCGTGTGGTCGCTCAGCAGCGAGACGTCGTAGTCGCCCACGCCTTCGGTTTCGACCTCGGCCGGCGGATGGTTGTCCCGCAGCGCTTCGAGGTGCTTGATGAGGTTGTCGAAACCGTCCTCGTCGAGATCCAACTCGTGGAAGTCGGGGTCGTCCTCAGTGTCCTCCGCCGTCGGTATGCCGACGGTGAGGACCGGGCCGAACTCGTCCAGGTCGTCGGGGTCGTCGGGGTCGCCCTCGTAGATCTGTTTCTCGCTGATGGCGAGGTAGATCCGCCCGCCGCTGGTCTCGACGATCGTGTCGTCGATGAGCCCGTCCTCGTTCCCGTCGCCGCCGCGCTGGCGCCACATCCCGAAAGCGCCGTCGCTGATCTTGTCGACGTCGCGGTAGGAGAAGTGGACCGTGGCCCCGTCCACGTTGCCGACACCGAGATCCATGGTGCCGTCGCCACGGATCCCGACATACATCGTTTCTTCGTCGCCGCCCAGGGTGTCGAACGAGATGTCGTCGAGAATGTCGGCGAGGTGCCCGACGAGCCCGCCGATCCCGGGCACGTCGACCCACTGGCCGTCAGTGTCCCGTGGCTGACGCGGATCAAACCGCTTCGCGGTCCGCACGCTCCCCTTGCCGGTACCGCCGCCCGCGTCGAGCAGACGAAGAATCTTGCGCAGCTCGGCGAGGTCGAACACGGCGCGGTCGATCCCGTTGTCCCAACCCTCGGGCGCTCCATCCGGGCGGACCACAAGGACCACTTGGGCGGCAGCTTCATCGACGAAAACCTGGTACTCAACGGTTGCCCACTCGCCAACGACATCGCCCTCGGCGACAGCGATGTAGCCGAGCGGATCGCCGCCGCGTGCGGCGTTGTGGGCCGCCGTCAACTCCTCAATGCGCCGGAAATTACGGTCGCGTTCAGCCTGGAGAGCTACCGCCTCGTCCCCACTCGCCGCGACCAACTCGTGGTAGTTGGCACCCTGACGTTCGAGGAGACGTTCAATCTCGTCCCAACGAGCGTTGTCATCCCGCGCCAGCCCCTCGGCCTCATCGGTGGCGCCACGCAGCGTGGCAGACAGCCGCAGGGCGGCGGGTTCATCGAGCCGCGCGGTGGTCCAGTCGTCACCTTCACCAAGCGCGTTCAGCCGTTCGGTCAGCCGTTCATACTCCGCGGACTCCTCGTCGAGCCGATCCCTTTCAACATCGATCCGTTGCCGCTCGGCGTGGTTTTCGGCTGTCCTCGACCGGTTCCCTGACCATGCCGGCATACCAACACCGGAGGGTTCCGTCGCAAGACGGATGGAACGCTGCCCGTCACGTCGTGTCACCGCCACCCTGACGGCGCCCATGTCCCCATCGAGCTTGCCCGAGGACACCAACTCCTCGCCCGGGTCCAGGTCGATCCGGCCGGCCAGCCGCAGCTTGTCCAGCGGGTTGCGGACCGACGGGCCGGGAACGTCGACCCCGACCGTGTTGCCGTGCGACTGCTGGTTGTGCCCGCCGAGTTGGTGGCGGGCGTCGGCCTGGGCGGAGGGCACGGCGAAGCTCATGTCGGGTCCCGCCTTCCCGTGGGTTCGCGAACTGGCGGGCGCACCGGACTACCGGGAAGACTCGCAAGCGGGGATGTGGCGGAGGAAACGCGTCCTACTCGTCGTCGTCCTCGTCGGCCAGCGGCGGAATCCCCTGCGGTGCCTCGTCGAACTGGACGTTGTCGAACCAGTCCGCCAGCAGGGCGCTTTCCTCGGCGCGGTCGAACGGGTCGATCACAACCAGTCCTCCGATTGGACCCACGGATCGAAGACGGTCGGGTTGATGTAGCTCGCCAGCGCCAGGACCGGGGTGTTGCCCAACTCGGAGCTGACCGCCTCGGCGACCTCCCGCCGCCAACGCCTGAACTCCATTCTACTGCGCGGTTTCTCCTCACCGCGAACGGCGATCTCGCGGAGTGCGACCACATTGGCGTGCACCGTCCGGAGGTCTTTCAGCAGAAACTCACGTGGCACCCCGGTGGACTGCATGTAGGCGCGGGTGCGGTCCTCGTCGGTGTCGAACAGCGGCATGTCGCCGCTGCGGGTGGCCAGCCGCATCGACAGTGCGCGGGCGATGAGCGGGTCCCGCACCGTCAGCTGGATGTGCACGCCCTTCTTGCCGACGAAGTCCAGGCCGACCACGTCCCCGTCCACGGTGACGTGCCGGGCGCGTAGGTTCGTCGCGCCGTGCGCCTTCTCCTTCGCGCCCGTGTCCCGGTCCGACCCCGGCCGCATTCCCAGCCGGCGGATCAGCGCCAGCGCGGCCGCGTGGTCGTTGGTGTCGACGTCCCGCTCGATCGCGTGGTCCAACTTGTCCAGGTGCCTGTTCAGTTCCCGCACCCGGGCGAACTTCACCGCCGCCTGCGACTCGGTGTGCTCCGCAGAGTAGATCGTCTGCCCGCGGCCCTTGGAGTCCCGCCCCCTGGCGAGGATCTTCGCCGAGTCCAGGTCGTCGGCGATGTGCACGTCGGTCCACGCCGGCGGGATCGCCTTGCCGACCTTGGCCCGGAAGTCGGCCCGGTCCTGCTCGGTGGCGGCGTGCATGCCGCCGAAGACGGCCCGCGCGACGTCGCCGACCACGTCGCCGACCCATTCGCCGGTGTGCGGGTCGCGCGGCTGGCCGGGGTCGAACCTGCGCTGTCCGGCCCGGCCGCGGGCCGGGTCGTCGCCCACGGCGGCCGGTGGGCCACCGGCAGCCTTCCCGCCGGACGGGGCTTCCGCCCCGGGCTCCTGAAGCTGCACGGACGTCAACCCGGTGTGCTGCAACAGGGAGATGTCCTGCCCGCGGACCGCGGCGATCGCCGAGTCGGCGGTGAAACCCTCACGTACATACATGGTGATGGTGGCGGCCTTGACCTGCTCGATCTCGGCGGCGTCCTTGGCGTCCTCCCGCAGCAGCAGAACATCGGCGGTGTCGAACCACAGTTCCGCGTCGCGGGGCACGTCGATGACCGCGGCGAGCGCGCCGCACAACCCGGCCGCCTTCGGATACACCCACGTGTCGGCGAAGATACGGCGCGCCTGGCCGAAGTTGCCGGCGTTCAGGCTCGACCCGGCCAGCCCCTCGGCGATCTGCAGGATCGCCGCCGGCACCCGCGACAGCATCGCGATCCGCGTCTCACCCTGACCCTGGACGGACTTCAGGTCCAGGTCGTTGAGGTTGGCCCCGACCGGCATCACGTCCGCGCCGCCGGTCAGATACAACGTGCGGAACGCGTTGGCGACACCCGCGTGGCGGGCCTCCAACATCTCGACGATCTCGTCGAACTGCTCCTTGGTCGCCAACGGCCGGCCGTCGGGGGCGGTCAGCCCCTTGATGACGAGGTTCGGCGTGGCCGAGTTCTGCCAGTACTGCAACTTGAACTCGCTGATCGCCCGATCGCCCTGCAGGTCCCGGATCGCCGGGGTCAGCCACGACATGCCCAGACCAGGCATCAGCGCATCCGGTTCCGGCGCCCAGTGCGCGACCTCGTTGGGCAGCAACGTCGAAGGCCGGTTCGTGCCCCCGAACAGCCCGCCGTTCTGGTAGACGTAGCCCAGCAGTTCGCGGTCCAACGCCCAGCCCGGGTCGTCGGGTTCCCGCTGCGACCCGTAGACGATGCCCACCCAGTCCGGGCGCATCACGAACAGCCGCTTCGGCTGGCGGTGCACGTAGGCGTTGCCGGCCAGGCCCGCGTGCCACTCCATCCGGGCCAGCATCTCCCCGGTGGTGACGTTGGTGTCCGGATTCTCCAGCGGCGCCAACGCGGTGGTGCCGAACTGCCGCCGGGGTGTCCTCGTGCTCGGCAGGTTCCGGAATGTGAACCGCAGCTGCGACAGCACCGCGGTGCGGACCAGCTCGGCGGCGAACGCCGGCGGGCAGCCGTTGACCGCCGCCGCGTACCCCGGCAGCGAGTTCGCGATCTCCGAGATTCGGATCCCGCCGAGCGTCTGCAGCAACCGGGCACCCGGATGCCCGTAGCCGTACGTCTGACCGCCGTAGCCGAACGTCCCCGCCTGTTGCAGGATGCCCAGGTAGGTGTCGGCGCTGTAGCGGACCTCCGACGTGTCCCGACGCGCCAGGGCGCTGATGCGGTCAGCCAGTGCCACCGGCGGCCCTCGGCTTACGGGCACGCGTCGGCCACCTCTCAGGCGCGAAGTTCCGGCGGGCCGCCTGCTCCCGGGCGTCCAACCAGCCGAGCCGGACACCCGCCGCGCACCAACCCGCCGCCGCACGCACCGCCCGCATCACACCACCGACCACCGCGAGAACCCAGAACGCGACCCAGCCCACAGCCCAGAAACACGCGCCGATGCCCGACGCGACCACCCGGCCCGGCTCCACCGTCCGCGGCGGCGCCATCTCGATCTCTTCGGTGATGCGATCAGCCAGGGAGACCACAGGTTCGACCTCCTCTAGCGCCAGGTAGCGAAGAACGGGGTCAGCGGTGGGGCGGTGGCGTGCCCGTGCAACGCCAGCGTGAACGACACCAACGGCGAGATGTCGACCTCCGACGTCATGCGGTGCCACGCCCACGCGCCGTCGCCGAGGTCCCGCCTCGCCGCGCCCCGGACCGCCGCCGACAGGGCACGGACGTATTCGGCGTTACCCGCCCACTTCAGGTTGCGCAGCTCGGCGTGTTCGCCGGCGATCGCGTCGAACACCCGCCCGCATGCCCGGCCCAGCTCCGGCCGGTTGACACGCCGAACCGTGATCCCGGCCGCCTCGACGTCATCGGCGAGCGCACCGGCCGGACCCGACGCGTCGGCCAACCACTGCGACGGCCGCCACTTCGTGTTCAGCTCCACAACCCGGTCCACCATCCACGTCACACCCGGCCGCCGGTCCACGACCTCGCCGTGCTGCCACCCGCCCGCGCCGGCGGCGCCGACACTGATCGACGACCAGGTCCGCTCCGGGTTCGTGTCGAACGCGAAACACACCGGGTCGACCGGCCGCGACAGCGGATCGTGCGCGGCCTCCCACTCCGGCTTGCCGATGACCAACCAACCGTCGTCCGGCTCCAGCGGCCACGCACCCAGAGCCTCGGCGTCGAACCGGTCGCCGAGAGTGCTCAGGTCGTGTTCCACGTCATCCTCGCCCAGCAGAACACCCCACGACGGGTTCGTCGACCGCCACACCTCACGGTCGGTGCGGACATAGCCCGGCGGCGGCGACCACTCATGCCAGCCGATCCGGCCCGCACCGTCAGACGCCAGCGCGCGGCGGCGGACCTTCGCCCAGTAGGTGCCCCGATCGATCGGCGGCGTGCCCATGTACACCAACTGCGGGTTGGGCCGGGCCCGCTGGGTCGGGCCGAGAGCCGCCATCTCGTCCTCGGACAGGCCCATCTGCGCCTCGTCAAGGATCAGCACGTCGGCGGAGAACCCCCGGATCGACTCCTTCGACCGCGCCTTGACCAACAGCCGCTGCGGCGGATCCCGCAACTTGATCGCCTCGTCGCCGCGGGCGTGACTCACGCCCTTCAGTCGGCGGCGCAACGCCGGGGTGTCCTCGACGCACTGCACCAGCCGCAGGAAGATCTCCTTGGCGGTCCCGACCTGGTGCGCCGTGTACACGATCAGCTGCTCGCCGAAGACGTACAGGCCGGCCAGGATCCGGATCACCGCGATGACCGAGTTGTGGGTCGGGACCAGATCCCGGCCGGCCAGGTAGAGCCCGTCCGGAGAGTCGACGGTGATGCACCGCACCGGCACCGACGGCACCGGCTCGATACGCGCGACGCTCAGCGTCGCCCGCCCCTTGCCGCCGTCGACCGCCTTCACCCGGGCGGCCTTGCGGGGCATCCGGAACGGCACGAACGGATCCAGCCTGGTCGGCGTCCAACACACCCGGAACTTCGGCCCGCAGTCCCGCCCGTTCAGCGTGGCCCGGTGCTCGACGAGCGTCGCCCGCCAGCCCAGCGACCGGGCTAGGAACAGTACGCCGTCGGCCAGCGCGCGGGTGGTCGAGCAGAACTCCACCTGCCCACGCCGGGCCTCGATCGTGCCGTCGGTGTCAAGCAGACCCTGAAGCAGAGCCTCACGCTGCGCGGCGCCGGCGGTCAGGTAGACATCCGGAATGTGCTTGTCGCCGAGCACGCCCAACGCCCGCAGCAACGGTTGCATCCCGGTCCGGCCGCCGGGCCGTCCGTCCGTGGTGTTGAACCGCAGGTGCCACGCGGTGTTACAGGTGTTCCGCACCCGGCTGACCACCCGGTAGCCGGCAGCCTCAACCTGGGCGACCATGTGCCCGAGGTCCTCGCCGCCGACCGTCAGTGCCGCGCCCCTGGAATCGCCGTCACCGAGCCACGCACCGAACATGTACGGGTCGATCGGCAGGTCAACGACCGGCGACTTCAGCGGCTCCTGAGTGGGCAGTTGGAACCGGTACTCGTTCGTCGCGTACGTCTTGCCGTCGGTCACCGACGTACGTCCCCCGCCGGGGTGGCGCGACAACCCCCCGGCCAGCATGTCTGCCGTCGTCACCGTGCGGGCCTCGAACCACCTGCGGCGTTCCCCACGCGGCCCCGCCGAACGTTCCCGCCGCTTGTCGGTCACGGTCCACAGGTGGTCCGCGTCAGCGACCACCGACCGGCCGTCGGTCGTCGTGACGCGGTAGCACTCGTGGCCCAGCAGCACGTCGGAGACCGCCACCACGGCCACCGGATAGCCGGCGGGGTGGAAAACCTCGTCACCAACCCTGATCCCGGCCAGGGACACCCAGCCGCGGTTCGCCGTCAAGATGGGCGTACCGGCATCCAGCGCTTTGCCGTTCTGTCGAGGTACTACCAGGCCCGACTCGCGGCACGCCCACCGGCCCGGCGCCCGCTCGGACAGCATGTCGTCCACGACCAGCGACTGCCACGGCAAGCAGACAATGCCCGCCACCTCGGCGATCTCACGGGCCGCCGGACCCTCGGTGCCGATCCGGTCAGGTGCCCGGTGCTGCCTTGGCGACGTGAGCGGCGCGGCGAGCAGCGAGCTCGTCAACGCGGGACACCTCCACCTCCAGCCCCGCCGCGGCGATCGCGTCGAGGGTGCCACGCCATTCGCGGGCGGTCGCGGGTGCCGGCGCGGTGTCCAGATCCAGGTGACGGGCCAGGATGTAGGCCGCCTCGGCCAGCGCCAGCGTGTGCGCGGGCGGATCCTTGAGCCCCCGGACGTAGGCCCGGGTGGCGCGTTCGATGGGGCCGCCCGTGTCAGAATCCGTGGACATCCCCGATCCCCTCGCCGCGAATCACCTCCGCAGCCGGTGGCACCGCAAGGTACTCGGCTGCCTGGCGGCACACCTCGGGGTCATCGCGAAAGAATCCGATGCCGGTGTTGCATCTAGAGCAGAGGAGTCCGCGGACGCGGCCGGTTACGTGATCATGATCCACGGGCCAGGCCGTGCGGCCAAGAGGCTGAGAGCCGCCTGGCTCGCTCGCTCCGCAGATCGCGCAGCCGCCGCCCTGATATGCCAGCAACGCCTCGTACTGCTCGAGCGAGAGGCCGTACTGCAACTTGATCCTGCTGGCCCAGAAGACCTCGCGCGGGACTCGCCGGCCGCGCTCTCTGTCCAAGGTCTTCGACCGTTCGGTTTGGCATTGGCGACACCGTGCGGGTGCCCTGCGAAGCCCCAGCGCGGTGAGCGTCGCGCCGCAGTCGAGGCACGGATAGTCATCGAAGTTTCTCAATGCGGGTCTCCCGGATTGCGAGAGCCCCACGCCGGGAGACGTGGGGCTCTCTACCCGCGGTAGCTACTCCGCAGGATGACTACAGAACGTAACACTCACTCTCAGTTATGAAGATTGATCTTCACAACCGGATCAGATGTCTTTCATCCAGTACTGGACAGTAACTTAAGCATTGACGTACGTGGATGCGGGAGCACAAAGCGGACATCTCGGCCACACCAAGATCAGGGGGGGAAGGGATCAGTAGACATGGGTCACCCGGCTCGCGGTTTGCGTCACGGGGGGGGGGGGGGGGCCCCGGGGGGGGGGGGGGGGGGGGGGGGGGGGGTGGGGGGGGGGGGGGGGGGGGGCGGGGGGGCGCCTGTGGAAAACCCGGTCGATCCTGCCACCGCCGGCAACGTCGCCGGAAGGGTCACCTTCGCGGGCACCGCGCCCACGATG